AACCGAAACTATTTGGGTAAACATTTAGATTATTTCCAAAAAATTTCCTAGCAAAAAATAGATTAGATTGACCAATTACCCAATAACCCAACGTACCGTTAATACCTCCGGCTGTTTGTACTGAACCTTCAATTAATCCTGTTAGGTTAAGAGAACCGGAACCTGACATTATAACGTCAGAACCAACCTCTAAAATTGTTACCACAAGACCTGATGTAGGTGTTGGAGTAGGTGTACTCGTAGGAGTTGGGGTATTTGTTGATGTTGGAGTAGGTGTATTTGTTTCCGTCGGAGTTGGTGTTGGTGTTGGTGTCTCTGTCGCCGTAGGTGTTGGTGTAGGTGTTTCTGTTGGCGTTTGCGTAGGGGTCTCTGTTGGTGTAACAGTATTCGTTGGCGTTGGCGTCGGTGTGGGTGTACTAGTTGGAGTTGGTGTAGGACAAATCCAAGTGGTTACTGAATCATTATAGTTTTGTAAAACATCTGAAGATGAAATTGCACCATCCCATATTTCTAATCTACCAAATTTAAGTGCGGAATATGTTCCATCATCTAAGTTCGTACTATCTGTAGCACCTATTGCATAATATAAACCATTACTACTTTGGTACGGTGCCTCTCTAACAACTGTTGATGAACCAGCACTTTGACCATTTACGTATGCGGTTAAAGTTGTGTTGTTGTATACAAATCCAATATAATACCAATTATTAAGGGGTGTTGATATTGATGATGTTATTTCACTACCATATGGCCATACACTAAACTTTAATGTTCCACTAACCATTTCAATTTGTGAATCGTGCCAACCAATGTTTAAAACAGCACTACCTTGTTCACTCAATATTACACCATTATCTGTTAAATAAACCCAAAGAAATATAGATGTATCTGTAGAATCATAAAGTGTATTAATTGAGGTGTTGGTTAAAATATATTGACTGGTACCGTTCAACACTATTGACGAAGTACATCCATCATTTTGATATGATGGTGAACCAATTATACTTGCATTTGTGTTACCCAAAATGTCCGTAACCGTTGTTCCACTTCCAGAATATGATATTGAATCATTTATGTTTAAGTCAACAATTTTGTTATATGGTACCATTGTTGGTGTTGGTGTCGGTGTTGGTGTACTCGTTGCAGTTGGAGTTGGTGTTTGGGTTGGTGTTTCAGTATTTGTAGGGGTTTGAGTTGGTGTAACAGTATTTGTTGGTGTTGGACTTGGTGATGGTTGTAATAATGAATAACTTAAATCATTATTTGGTATTAATGTGTATGTAGAATCTGCATTAGGAATTAATGTATAGTTAATATCATTGTTAGGTAATAAAACATATATTAAATTATCAGGTATTAATGTATGGGTTAAATCATTTGTTGGGATTAACGTATATGTTAAATCATCATTTGGTATTAACAAATAAACTAAATCATCATTTGGAATAATAACATAGGTAAAATCATTTTCAGGTACAGGTGTAACAGTTGGTGTAGGTGTAACAGTTGGTGTAGGTGTAACAGTATTTGTTGGAGTTGGTGTAACAGTATTTGTTGGTGTAACACTTGGAGTTGGTGTAACAGTATTTGTTGGTGTAACACTTGGAGTTGGTGTAACAGTATTGGTTGGTGTTGGGGTTGGTGTTGGGGTTAATAAAACACTATTACAATCGTAAATTGAATAATTTACTTTATTTAACGTTAAATAAAGGTGTTTTACATGAACAAAATTTAACGGCTCTTCATAGTATTGAAATTTTCTTATTATATAGTCCGTCAAATTATTACCAACAATTTGAACCATTCGAGTAACCGATTTTCTTAATGATGGAATAACTTCTTCCCAATTCTCAATTTTATAAATTGGTTTACCATTAAGGTAAATTTTTAATCTACCAAGTCTCCTATGTTGTTCTCCCGCCCATTTTTTATTTAATTCCTCAATAAACTCATATTCAGGTGTTGATCCCGATACTATTATATCATATGAGTTCGTAATCGTATAACCTGTTGCAATTTGATTTGCTGTCGATGCAGATAAAGGAGATGTATATGGTACTGCATGAGGACCTAATATTAAATCATTATAACCCCCATAATTTTCAATCTCACATTCTCTATCAAAATACACATATCTTTCAAAAGTTACGGTAATATTATAATTTCCCGATATGATATATAATGGTATTTGTCTGGTTTGACCTGTTGATAGGTAATAACTTTCCGTATAACCCGAATCTGCTGAACAATTTCCCGAATATCTATACGCCTCCCATTTTATCCTATTATCCGATGTAAATGAAAAAGATAAATTATTATCAGCATAATTGTGAGTTAAAATATCATTTTTAATACCTAAATAATAAAATCTTGATTCAACGGGTGCACCACTAAATACAAAATCCAAGGTCCAACCCTTTTCTGTTCTTCTTCTAATTAGATAGTTACAACTTTGAGTTAATCCAGTGTATTGTTGATTAACATTATTTTCCCAAGGATATGTTGGATTAAAACAATCCGAATCAAGAACTAAACTGTCATAATCAATAGGAGTGTTGAAATCTAGAACCTCACAATCATAATCATATTGTATTTTTGATAGTTCATAGTCATATAACTCTGAGTAATCTACCTTTAAATCAAGTTTGGAACCGTAAAATGTTAAAATATTCTGACTAGCCATACATTCATAAATATCTTTCATAACATTTGATATTTATATAAAAGTCCATTTAGATGAATAATTTTATAAAACAGGTAATTGAGGAGAAATTTGCGTCAAAAGCACAACAAAGATTCTTCTTCGCTAAGGCGAATGAAAAGGGTAAACCTATGAAAGAAAAGAAAAAATGGGGTAAATGGGCGAAAGAATTTTCCGATAAAACTAATTTTGAAGAAATTCCCGATAAGAAAGAAAAGGAGGTTGATGAAATTGTTGACGCTTCGGGTAATATTGAAAGAGGTACCAAGCCAGGAAACCCTAAAGCATTTGTAACTCAAGATAGAACAACTGATGAGGTGGTTAAAGCGACACGACCACAACAAGGTAATTACGGTACTAAAATTTCTAATTTTGTTAGATACCCAATTGAAGAAGAAGTACTAACCAAAGAACAAGTAATGGAAATTGCAATGAAAGATTCATTGGGTTACCAAGAAACCTTAGGTGCGGACGCTGATTACGATGAAGCTGAAGAATATTTTGAAAAAGAATTAGAATTACCTGATGAAGAAGTAAAAGACAGAATGGGTAAAATGGGATATGATGAAGATTTACCTGAAGATATGGTAAGACTTGTTGAAAACCCTAAAAAATTCATGGAGGAATATATTGAAAGTGTTCTTTCTAAAAGAAAAATGGATGATGAGATAGTTACAAGAGAAGGTGAACAAACCGAAGAGAAAGAAATAAACCCAATAGTTTTAAAACAATTAAAATCGTTAAAAAGTAGTCTTGAAAGTAATAAACTTACTGTAAATGACATTTTGAAACATTTAAAAGATAATGAATAAAGATTTAAAAGATAGGGTTTTTGATTTACCTCAGAATATTCTTGACAAAATAAACCACACAATAAATGGTTTAAACGGTCAGCATTTTCATGGTTTAAATAGAGCTCAGAAATTATTAAATGATAAACAAGTAAAATACGGACAACTTAAAAGAATTATACATGACTTTCAAAATGTTGATAAGATTAGTGATAGAATTAGGTATGACTTGTATGGTGGTGAGTTAATGGAGAGATGGGCTAAACAATTTTTACAAGGAGAAAGGGATTTAATTAGTAATCAAAAAGATAGTAGAAAAAGGGCGGACGATATTGGTGCAATTACAGGAGAAAGAAAAAATTCTCATTTAAAATCACATAGTAAGAAGGCCAGTTGGTTACCCCCACTTAATTTAGTTAAAAGTAACTCACATAAAAATTCAATAACATCTCTTAAAATGGGTAAATTATTTGAAGAAGTTGAAAGAATAAAAAAATTAATGTTATAATATGGCAAAGACACAATTAGAAATAATAGGAGAACAAATTAGAATTCAAGGACTTGCAATAAACACATATACAGGTAATAATGGATATGGTGTTACAAATCCTAATGCTATTTCTGATGGAGACGAAAAAGGTAAAGGGGAGAATCAAAATGGAGAAATTGGTTCCGATACCGACATTCAAACAAGAATACAAATTTTAGGTTCCAATAGATATGATAAAAATAATGGTTATGGTCTTACAAATGCTAATGCCATTTCTGATGGAGACGAAAGAGGTAAAGGTCAAAATCCAAACGGACAAGTCGGTTCCCAAACAGATATTTTAACAAGGAACGAGGTTATGGGTAGAAACAAATATGGAAATAATAATTCATATGGATTAAATAACCCCGACGCAATATCTGATGGAGATGAATTCGGTAAAGGACAAAAAGGTGATAATGGTACTGTAGGTTCATTAAGTGACATTAATAATAGAAAAGATAATCTCGGAAGAAATAAATTTAATTTTGAAAAGGGATACCCTGATTTTTAATATATGATTTTTAATAAAATGTTCTTTGAGTTACTTCAAGAACAAAACATACTTAAGACTTCAAAAACACAACCGTTAGTGGATGCAATTAGACAAAGGCACCCAATAACGTTTTACTACACAGGTCCTCAAAAACCTGAGAAGGAAAGAGTATTGCCAGGTACAAGACAAAGTGGAGAACCTGTTGCACTCGGATTAAGTAAAAGGGGTAATTTAATTATTAGAGTATTTGTACCGTCACCAAACGTTTCTAAAAAAGGTTTAGATAAAACCCAATGGAGAACGTTTATGGTTTCAAGAATGAGTAATGTTAAAATTGATGATGAAGTTAAGTTTGACGAAAAAAGACCGCAATATAAAGAAGGTGACGATGATTCCATGTCAGTTACATATGTAACATCGGATTGGACACATACACCCGAACCCCAAGCAGAACCAACCCCACAAGAAGAACCACAAGGACAACCTGAACCACAGGATGAACCTACACCTCAAGTTGAACCACAAGGACAACCTGAACCACAGGATGAACCTACACCTCAAGTTGAACCACAAGGACAACCTGAACCTGTTGCGGTTGAACCTACAACACAAACTCAACCTACACCCGAACCTCAGACGGAACCAACACCAACTGAATTACCTCAACCAAAACCAGAAGTTAAACCAAGTAAAGAACCGGTACAAACTGGTATCGTTACCCCACAAAATACAGACCAAGAGTATCAAAATAAATTGAAACAACAATATGATACTTTAAATCGTAGTTGGGTTGAAAAACAAAAAGAGGTCGGTGGTAATATAAAGGCCGGTGAAGGAACAAGAGCAAGATTTAAAAAAGAAGCTGAAAAGATTTTAAATAATCCACAACCAAACGAGAATCCTGAAGAATTAAATAAATTACAAGAATCCATTAATCGAATTAAGACTTTAATGTTCTCGTAAAAAATTTTAAATTAGAAAAAATACAATAGATATGTCACAAACACACGGATCAATATCACAGAACGATTTAATGATGAAATTAGTTCAAGCAAAAAAAGTAATGAATAAAGTTGACGGTGGTAACTACACAAAGGGTAATATAAATGAAAATATACTTAGAAGTGCTCCCGAAGACATCGATATGTCTGAATATCAATCAACTACGGTATCTAAACCAGTTAGTGGACCTGTTAACGTAAATAAAATACAAAATTCTAAATTACCCGACGCAATTAAACAAGCAATGATTAATCACCCTATTGAACAAATGCCATCCATTTCTTTAAATGAGACATTGGATATGGATTTTATTAAAGGAGCGAAACGTTTAATGGAACAAGAGGGAGTATCAACAAGACCATCGGCTCAAACAAAACAAACCATTGTTAATAACAATATTGATATGAATGCAATTGCAGTTCTTATCGAGAATACAGTTCGTAAAGTAATGGATGAGAAATTAAATCAAATTTTGACCGCATCTACCACATCTACAATTAATGAAAACTTAGTACTCAAAGTGGGTGATTCAATCTTTAAAGGTAAAATTACTGGTGTAAATAAAGCAAAGTAACATTTTGTTTTATCGTTTTTTTTCTCTATAATTTAGACATATAGTATTATTATGTCGAAAATTAAAATTTTAGCAATTGCTTCAGATAAACACGGTGTCGGTAAGTTCAGAATTATGGACCCATATAAATTTATTGGTGAAAATTTCACTGATGATGTACATGTGGATTTTTCATTTAACGCCGAAGATAACGATGAGTTTTTTTTAAATTACAATATTGTTGTATTTCACACGTTTATTCATCAAACAACTCACGAACATAATGTAAAGAGAATTATTTGGTTACAAAAACAAGGTATTAAAGTAATCATGGACATTGACGATTTATGGTTTGTCGACCAACGTCATCCAATGTATCACCAAATTAAACATTCTAAGATAGGTGAAATGAAAGTTGAAATGATGAGACTTTCAGATTATGTTACAACCACTACTCCAATTTTCTCGAAGACAATTAAAGATAGGTTAAAAATAAAAAATGTTTTAGTATTTCCAAATGCCGTTAATGAACAAGAACCACAGTTTCAACCAAAACCAACAAAATCAAATAAAGTAAGATTTGGTTGGTTAGGTGGGTCATCACATTTACATGATATCGATTTAATGGCTCAAGGTATTTCAACCACACACAATTCATATAAAGACAAGGTTCAATTTGTACTATGTGGATTTGATACAAGAGGAAAAGTTACCGAAATTGATAGTAACACTGGTCAACAAAGACAAAGAGATATTCAACCATTAGAGACGGTTTGGTATAAATATGAAAGTATATTTACAGATAAATTTACCGTTTTAAATCCTGAACATAAAGCATATCTATCAACCTTTACTAATGGTGTGTATAATGATGAGAATGAACCATATAGAAGAAGATGGACTCAAGACATTACCACATATGCTAATAACTACAACATGTTTGACGTATCATTAGCACCATTAGTGGTGTCTGATTTTAACATTAATAAATCACAATTAAAAGTTATCGAAGCTGGTTTCCATAAAAAAGCGGTAATTGCAAGTGAAACTGACCCATATCTTTTAGACTTAGTAAATGCGGTTGATAATGGGGTTTTCAACAAGAATGGTAATGCTTTATTAGTCAATCCAAAAAGAAATCATAAAGATTGGGCTAAACAAATGAAACGTTTAATCGACAACCCTAATATGATTGAAGATTTAGGTAATAGATTATATGAAACAGTTAAAGACACATATTCATTAAAAAAAGTGTGTAACGATAGAGTAGAATTTTTCAAATCAATTATAAATAAATAAAACAAAAACAAATGCACTACTTAGTAACTATCGGTTATGAAACCGACCAACAGGACAGAGCTGGTAATCCTCGTCTTCAAAAATTAAAGTATATTATTGAAGCAGAAACAGTGGAAGAGGCGACTATTGTTGCTTCAAAGTATAGAGCGGGAGACGTTCGTGGAAGTGAAAGCATTTCAGTCGCTAAAATGGCAATTGAATGTATTATCGACCAAAAGAATACTCCTGAATATTACAAAATTAAATAACAATTTAAAACACCAACTGATATGGATTTCTATAGTCGTGAAATACAAATTATGCGTCAATCGCAAAGTAAAATGGCATTAGAGTACGTAACATCAGTTGGTGTTTCGGTTACTTTAGAGGAGTTGATACGTATAACCGATTTATTCGTGGAAATATGTTTAAGACCTCAAGATGATGACCTTAAAAAAAGAATTAAGGCATTAGATAAATGGTTGGAAGAAAAGAAAAAGTAAAAATGGAAAAAGAAGAATTGGAAGGTTATGTAAATAAATTAAAAGAAATGGAATTATCACTAATGAGTGATGAAACATTTGACGTTAATTTCATACAAGAATTGGACGATGTTTTAGGTAAATTAGCGAGTGATGTTGAAAAACAAGTTACACCTAAGATGCCTAATTTTCCCACAAATTTTGGTACCATGAGTGAGGGTGTTATGGTTAAAGTTAAAAAACTACATCCAAACGCGGTGATTCCATCATATTCTAAAGTTGGAGATGCTGGTATGGATTTAACAATAACAAAAGAAATTGAAAACACATCATTTAGTGTTTCTTATGGTTTTGGGATTGCAATGGAGATACCTAAAGGACATGTTGGTTTAGTGTTCCCTCGTTCATCCGTTCGTAATCAAGATTTGATTTTATCTAATTGTGTTGGTGTAATTGATAGTGGTTATAGAGGTGAACTTCAAGCAACATTCAAAAAAACACAAGGTTTAGATTCTATAAAATATAATGTTGGTGATAGAGGAGCTCAAATAATCATATTACCATATCCACAGGTATTTATGACTGAAGTACCCGAATTATCCGAATCTGATAGAGGTCAAGGTGGGTTTGGAAGTACTGGAAAATAAGATATTTATAAATAATAAAAGTAGAATTTAAAAAAAGATATTTTGGCATTAAAACCTAAAATCAGTAAAAACCAACCAACCGTCCTAATCGAAGAAAAGAAAACATCACATAAAGATAAGATTAGACAAATTATCAAAAAACCCAAAGAAAAGTTTTTAACCAAAAACCAAGAAACTTATTGGAATGTTCTTGGGGAAAATCAAATCACATTATGTTTCGGTCCTGCGGGTGTGGGTAAGTCCTATATAGCGATGAAACGTGCGGTAGACCTATTACACGACGATTCTAACAAGTATGAGAAGATTATTATAGTTAGACCCGCAGTTGAGGCTGAGGAGAAATTAGGGTCACTTCCAGGTGGTTTAGAAGAGAAATTAGATCCATACATATATCCATCATATTATCTTTTAAATAAGATTATTGGTAAAGAGGCTCGTGAAACTTTAAAAGATATGGGTTATATTGAAGTTGCTGCTCTTGCTTACATGAGAGGATGGAACGTCGATAATACAATATTAGTTTTTGAAGAAGCACAAAACGCTACACCGTCCCAAATTAAGTTATTACTTACTCGTATTGGTTATAACTCAAAATTCTTTATTTCAGGAGATTTAGAACAATCTGACAAATATAAAGATAAAACCAAATCAGGACTTTACGACGCTAAAAAAAGATTACACGATGTTAAAGGAATTGGAATCTTTGAATTTGGAATGGAAGACATCGTAAGAAACCCAATCATAGGTGAAATATTGAATAGATACGATTAGGGTTTACTTATATCCCTAATCGTTCTATATTTTACTATGGAAATATTTTTAAGTATTGATGGTGTATTGAGAAACACTATTCAAAAATTTGACTACCATTATAAAGACGCATATCTCGATTCTGAAACTGACGATACGTTTGAGTATAATGTAATTGAGCCAATTCATAATAATAACATTTTAGATTCATACAAATTCCAATCACAGGAAGAGTATGAATATTTTACATTTATAGAATATCCAATCGAGATATTTGGTCACGCTGGTCTAAGCTATTCAACAACATTTAGTGATTTGAATAGAATGATACATGAAAATCCAGAACACACTTTCACATTAGTCGGTCTTGATGAACTTGGTAAATCGAAACCAGCCACTTTATTCTTTTTATCTAAGAATGGATTTCTTGGTAATAACATAACGTTTATTAAAAGCCAAGACATTGAAAATATGTGGTCCAAATGTGATGTTTGGATTACGGATTGTGAAAAAATATTAGAAAAATGTCTTGATGAAAAAATAGGAATTAAATTCAATACGACTTATAATCAATACTTTACTTATAAAAAAGAAATAACTAAATTAACTGAAATACAAGAACCATGGTTGAACTATTTGGAAAAACCTACTACATTGACCTTGACGGAATCACAGCCAAATGTGGAACCGGAAAAAACATTGTAGAAGAAGACGAAGTCGAGGGAGAGACACTTGAAATTAACATATTCAAGTATGAAATAATAAAAATGTGTTTAGAAAGGATTCTATCTGAATATGAGGAAGTTGACGATACGTTAGGTGCGTTTGGAAAAAATTCACAATCACTATCATTTAAAATAGCTTTTAACACTTTAATAAAATACGAAATATTAATCGAAGATGATGAACAATAATGAAAACATTGAAAAAATAAATACCGCATTAGGTAGATTGGAAGACAGTAAAAGTATTGTATATTTTTTAACATATGATACTAAAAATAACGCAAGAGCATCTGTTAAATACATTTATGATTTAGCATTAACATTAAATCAAAATGGAATAACGTCTAAAATTCTTGTAGAAGATTCAACGTATGTTGGTGTCGAATCTTGGTTAGGTGACAGGTATAAGGAATTAGAAGTTGTTTCAATTAAAGAAGATAAGGTTGAGATTAATATTGACGATACGATTGTGGTACCTGAATATTACACAAATACCTTACAAAAACTATCTAGTATTAAATGTATTAAAGTGTTACTAATACAACAAAGAGAGTATATCTATGAGAATTTACCAATTGGTAGTAGATTCAGTGATTTTGGTTTTGATAAAATTATTACCACAACGGAACAATCTAAAAAATATTTAATAGAATATTTTCCTGAAAGTTTAGTTTTCATTATACCACCAATTATTGAGGACATATTTACCCCATCATTATTAACATTAAAACCATATGTTGCAATTAGTGTAAGAGACAGAAGTATACAAAGAAAAATAATTTCTGAATTTTATTTGAAATTTCCACAATTAAGATGGATCACATTTAGAGATATGGTTCAAATGTCATATGAAGAGTTTTCAAATAATTTAAAAGAATGTATGGTTTCATTATGGGTAGATGATGATTCAACTTTTGGTACATTCCCATTAGAATCTATGAAATGCGACGTTCCCGTAATTGGTAAAATTCCTGATACTGAACCAGATTGGTTAAGTGAAAATGGTATGTGGACATATGATGGAAATAAATTAGTTGACATATTAGGTACCTATATTTTAGCTTGGATTGAAGGTGTAGAATTGACTCAAGAAGTTAAAGATAAAATGAAAGACACATTACTACCTTATAAAAAAGATATAACCGAAAATAATATTTTATCTGTTTTTAATTCATTTAAAAATAAAAGAATTGAAACATTTAAATTAACATTAGATAAATTAAAATTAGAAGAAAATGCATAAAATAAATTATACGGTAATACTACCAGTTCATAAAATAGATGAGTTATATACAGAATTATTAATTAACTCAGTAGGTTCAATTCAAGATTTTCATAACGATGTTTTGTTAACTATTGTTTGTCCTAAAGATGTTAAATCTGAAATTGAAAAAATTGATTTAGGTCAAAAATTACAAATCACATACTTAGAAAATAAGGGTCAAACAGATTTTTGTTCACAAGTAAATTTGGGTGTTGAAAATTGCAACACTGAATGGTTTACAATTTTAGAAATTGACGATGAGTTTAGACCAAATTGGTTAAAATCGGTTAACGAATATACTGAAGAAAATAAAGATGTGGATGTTTTCTTGTCAATCGTTAAAGATGTTAACGTAAATGGAGAATTCATCAGTTTTACAAATGAATCTGTTTGGGCTTATGGATTTAGTGACTCCCAAGGTAGTTTAGATAACGAAGTTTTATTGGAATATGAAAATTACCAAACAAGTGGTGGTTTATATAGAACAAAAGTGATGAAAGAACAAGGATTTTTTAAAGACAACGTTAAATTAACGTTTAGTCACGAATTACTTTTAAGATTAACGCACAATAATATTAAAATAATGACAATACCTAAAATTGGATATCAACATGTTAATTTTAGAGAAGATTCTTTATTTTTTAACCTTAAAAATGATGAAAACAGTAAATTAACTGAAGATGAAGTTAAGTTTTGGATGGATACAGCAAAAAAAGAATTTTTCTTTAAAAATAAACGTGATGTAACATATACTAAAGCCTAAATGCCAAGAAAACGAACCCAAAAAATATACTTTGGGGAGGATCAAGAAGAAGCGGTAGTACGATATTTAAAATCCGAAGACGAAGACGAACGAAATAAGATATTCAATGAATATTTAAGAGAACCCCTAATAATAATGGTTGAATCTATAATTCGCCGTTATAAACTTTATAGAAAAGACATGGAATTCAATGAAATCCATACGGATACCATGTCTTTTTTAATTACAAAAATTAATAAATTCAATCCCGACGCAAATCATAAGGCATATTCGTACTTTGGTACAATATGTAAGAATTATTTGATGGGGGCAATACAAAAAGACACTAAAGAACAAAATAGACAAGTATCGTATGACGATATTTCTTCGGATATTGAGGGTCGTAGTGATTTATCTTATGTTATTGACGAATATGTCATTGATTATAGAGATGTAATTATTAAACTAACAAATACTTTAGAAGAGTTCATGGAAAAGGAAAATTTAACCGAAAATGAACAAAAATTAGGGTATGCATTACTTGAAATTTTTGAAAATTTTGACAAAATCTTCCAAGTGGGTGACGGTAATAAGTTTAATAAAAATCTAATCTTACTCTCATTACGAGAAATGACCTCATTATCGACTAAAGAAATAAGAATCTCCCTTAAAAGATTTAAAAAATTATATAGTGGTATTTTAGTTGGGTTTTTAGAATAAATCTATTTATTGGTATGAGAACACAAAGAAACAATATTACTTTAGATGTAGATTCCGCATTAGCTTTAATGCAGGAAATTTATAATGATGTTGTTGAAAACAGGAACACCGCATCTACAATCATGAGAAAAATGATGAGTTTCATGAAAGACGCTGAAGATATGAGTGTTATTGGTCCTGTAATTAAAGAACAACAAAAAATCCTTAATGATTGTACTGAAAAGAAAATCTCTTTAGTTAAGTTACAAGGGGTTTTATTAAAACAAACCACAGGTAGTGGAGGTAAAGGTATGCCTATGGGTAGAATGGAGTTATCAGATGAAGATAAAAGAATATTAGACCAATTGGTAAACGATGGGGATAATAATAAAGATAATTACTCAATATAATGCCTAGTTCATCCCAACAAAAACAATCTGTAATCACTAAAATAAGGGCGATTACAAAAGTGGTTAATGAACCTAGTGGTAACCCATTAGATTCTTTTATTGATAACTCAATTGGTCCCGTTTTAGATGATGGTTTAAAAAATTTCGATAAACAACCACCTAAAAAACTTACCGATTTACAAAGTAAAAATAGTAAAAAAAAGGAAAGTAAAACCGATGTTTTTGGTGATTTGATTGATATTGCAGATGCGTTTTTATCGGGTGCAAATAAAAAAATACAATTAGAAAGTCCTCTTGAATCTAAATCAAGACTAAAACAAATAACTAACGAATCAATTGATGAGACACTTAAAAGTGTTAAAAGTATAATCGGTAACGCTGCGGACCAAGTATTATTTGTTGGTGATGGAATTTGTGGTACTAATAAAACATTCCCATCTAACACAGTATCGTTAAAACCATCGGATTTTGACTTCATGAACGTATTACAAGTTGACCCAACAAGTAATAGTGGACAAATTTTATATGAAGGTAAAAGTAATGGTTCGGTTCAAATGAATACTGAACTTTTTAATTTATTTAATTCAGGTGGAAATTACGATTTAGCAACACCTAAGGGTGATGTTTTGATGACTACAACGTGGGACGTATCAACTCAAAAATTTAATGTTAGTGGATTAACTGGAAACACAGTTAATGAATTTGTACAAGGATATTTTTCAACAGTTCAATTACCAAATTTAAAAGATGTAACCAAGGTGTCAACCTTGTTAACACTAAAGGGAGACAACAGTGCCCCAATTGGTTTAGATATTGGTATGAATGAACTTAATAGATTATTAAGTAAAATGTTGAAGAGTTGTAATGGTGCAAAGGCTAACTCATTGTCAAAATCTAATTTTGAAACTAATGACGAAATTGAAGAATCGTATTTTGATTTTGATGACGTTGAAGGTATTGATTTAGAAGAAGAAAGTAGAAGATTTCAAAAAGTAATTAAGTTTAAAGATTGTAATGATGTCGTTGTCCCAACAGACACATCAACCTTTGAAGATTTTGTTTATATGATAAACAACAATAATAAAATGAGTTTAAATCAAGTAGTTGATAACACATTATATAATGTTGCAAATCTTTCATACCAAAATTCAGGTCAGGCCGCCTCATTACAAAATTTCCATATTAACATTATGAATAGTTTTATAATGAATATGCCAAAAGCAATGATTGGGACGGTATTGTCTCCAAAATTTTTACTACCAATTGTTGTAATATATAAAGCGGTGGTTTTAAAAGGACAAGAGACATTAAAATCGGCAAAGGACTTATTAAAAAAACTTTTTAAATTATTTACAAAAATAATTAAAGATATTTTTTGGAAATTTATAACTGAAATATGGAAAAGAATAAAAAGAGATATTTTAGATTTTATCAAACAATTAGCACTTAAAATATTAAAAGATAAATTTAAAAAATATGCGTTAATAATTGCGGGTTTGATTGCATTAATTAATGCCGTAATTAATACAAATTTAGATGATTGTAACGCTTTATATAATACAATTTTAACAACTATAAACACGGCACTTTCCGCCTCGTCTATTAGTTTACCATTACCAGCTTTACTGGCATCGTTTGCTAATCTAAGACCGGGTACAAGTGAAACTAGTATGTTAATTGATTTTATTGAAAACGCGCAAAAAAATGGTGTCAATTTAAGTGATATTCATGGTGAACCAAATAAACAAATTAACCAAGCTAAATCCGTTATAAGTGGAATTGTTGGTAATGTGGTAAACAATGGTGTTGCTGCTGGTGGTAACGAAACAGGATTTGGTATTACAGCAGATGGTATGCCTGTAACAATACCAAGAGGGTCATTAAAAGTTAATTCAGTATTTTATTAATATGGATAAGGACAAAATAATTGAGGTGATTAAAAATGTGGAAGATAAATCTAATAAAGATTTATTTTTAGTTGTTAATGAACTCTATACAGAATACGAGAAAACAAAACAATTAATAATTGACTTAACAAGACATTTAGAAACTGTAGAGAGTTTATATAATGATGTTAATAACGAAATAGGTAAAAGAACTAAGAAATGAGTACAATAAGTATTGGTATTTGTGACGATAATATCGACCCGTTAGGTCTTGGTAGGATTAGATTTAAATCATTCTCTTCAAATCCAGGTAATATAGAAGGAGCGTTTAACTATGAAAAATGGGATGCAAATGATCCATTTATAGCTTCACCTTTATTACCTGGCAGTATTAATCACGTACCTGAAACTGGACAGACAGTTCAAATATTCTCATATGACCCAAATAAATCATTAGTTAATAAAGTATATGTTGCGGGTCCGTTTAATTCTAATTTTGATTTTAACAATCAAACTTTTTCTGATGGTGTTGGAGAAACTACCTTTGGTAATGCATCCAAAAAAGGACCTAATGTGTTTTTACCCGATGGTACATATGTAGATAAGAAAGCGAATGGTGCGTTCGCTAAACCCGAACATCATGCAATACAAGGTATGTACGGTTCAGATGTTTTATTTACCGATAGTGGTGTTAACATAAGAGGAGGTAAATTCCCAACTAAGGAATTCGCTAACGCTAGTGATAGGAAAAAACTAATTAGCCAACCGATAATGTCAGACAACATTGCCACATTATCGTTAAAGAAATTTCCAAAAAAATTAGAACTTGTTGAGGAAGAAGAAAAGACAAAAAAATTTAAAACAGGTAAATTAAAATATATGGTAGAATATGAAATTGAAAATTTCAATTTTACCGGAACAACCAATATTAATTTCGATATCTATAACACCTCAAATGAGAATGATTTATTTGTTATCCAAAATGTAAAAATTGACGATGCTAAAATCACAAGTGGATCAACATTAACACACGTTTTTAGTAATTTCAACGAATTACCAAATGCAACGGGTCATACTTTTACTGTTACAGTTTCAGGAATTACCCAAGCATATATTACGGTTAGAGATATTATTAAAGGATTTAATAGATATGGATTTAAACATTTTAATGCAATGGACATGGAAGAAAATGTCCATCCATTTTATTTTAGACCCAAAAAAGTATCAGCGGTAACCACTTTAACGGGTACTTCTGAAACTAATCGTGAAACAGTTTTTAATAAAATAGACCCATTTAATAGAGTCACGAAAGGAATGGTATTTTCAAAAGAAGATGCAAATATTCCATTTGATGATGAAGTTAAAAAACTTACAAAATTAAAGGAGACGGAAGAAAAACAAGAACAGTCTTTTGCTTCCTTAAAAGGTGACTTGGTTTATTTATTATCTACCGATACCAATGAAATAAAACCTATTAATTTTAAGAAATTAGACAAGTACGAAAATACTCATGAAAACTATATTGAGGACATTCACCCAAATACATTCGCGTTAGTTAGAGGTGAGATTTTACTTGATATTTTAACCACAATGATGGATTTACTTGAAAGTCACCAACACCAACCAACCGAACCTTTAGTTAAAAGTGACCCCAATTTCGTTAGGTTACAAAAACAAATTTCCACTTTAGCAAATGACTTATTAAATAAATCGATTAGAATCAACTAATTTGATATTTATTAATAAAAAGAGATGTCATATTTTCGTTCGTATTTTGAGAAAAACAATACCCTATTAAAGGATAGTCGTGTTAATACGTCAAAAAACCCCACAACTGAGATTTTTTACGGTTCTGGATTTTCCAAATTTATATTTAAAGTTGACTTAACCAAGTTAAAAGAAAAGATTACCAATAATGAACTTATAGTTAATTCTAACACAAAACACACCTTACACCTAACTAACACCATTTTTGGTGATGAAGGATTAAAGGGGTTAAACAGAACAACAGGTAGAGATAGAGCCACCTCATTTAAGTTGATTGTTTTTAAAATAACACAATATTGGGATGAGGGTATTGGTTTTGATTATCAAGACCTTTCATATGATTTTGTTGATGGTAATAAGACATATGATGAAAGACCATCAAACTGGTATTACAGAACAACCATGAATTCATGGGGTACTGCAGGAATATATTCAACAACCCCAACAATTATAGGAGAACAAACCTTTGATAATGGAAATGAAGATTTAAATGTGGATATTACCACATATGTTAATCAAATTTTATCAGGTGGTGTCAATCAAGGTATGGGTATTGCGTTTGACATTGTTTATCAGGATTTAAACGTCGATAGGGACCAATCGGTGGCCTTCTTTACAAAATACACACAAACATTTTTTGAACCTTACGTTGAGTCGTATTTTGATGATGTTATTAAGGACAACAGGTCCAATTTTGTGGAAAAACAAAATCAAAATTTATACCTATATGTGACTAAGGGTGGTAACTACTATAATTTAGATAACACACCAACCGTAAACATTTCCGATTCTACAAAAAGCCCAATAACCGGATTAAGTGCATTATCAAGTACATTGATTAAAAAGGGTGTATATAAAGTTACATTTAATATTAATAACATATCGTGCGACGGTAAAAAATTCTTCTATGATAGATGGAGTAATTTATCTTTAAATGGTTCTAGTCTATCTGACGTAACTCAAAAATTCGTACCTAACCCAATCACTAACGGATTTACCATTGGTGAAAATCAAACCGAATTAGAAAGATATAGTTTCCAATTTTTTGGTGTCAAATTCGGTGAAAAAATTAAAAGAGGTGATGTTAGAAAGATTACCATTACAATGAGGTCTATTAACACACCTAAGACTGTGATATTAGATGAATTATATTATAGAATGTATGTACTTGAGGGTAGAACACAAGTTAATGTTCATGATTGGACACTAATCGATAAAACAAATAATGAGAACTCATTTCATTTTGATACGTCTTGTTACATACCACGTGAATACCATATTGAACTTAAAGGTAAAACACATACGGAAGAAATACACTACAAGGAACCAATAAAATTTGAGATTGTCTCAGAAAAATAGAATATTTATAAAATATGAAAACAATTAAATTAACAGAGGAACAATTAAGAAAAGTCGTTAAAAGTGTCGTTAAAGAAAATGAAGACCGTGGTGGGAACTATATGTTCTTTGGTAATCTTGAGCAGATTAAAAGACAATGTGAATTATTAATGAAACTTGACCACAATATGGTTAATGAGTTATTAAATAATGGTCATGATTGGGCTGATGACCATATCTCAACAGCAAAGGAAAATATGGATCAAGTGTTTGATTTTATGATGAATGAAACCAATGGTGGTAGTCAAAAAAATAACTTAAATGAAGATTGTTGGAAAGGTTACAAACGAGTTGGTAGTAAGAAAAAAGGTGGAAAAATGGTACCAAATTGTGTACCTGTAAGTGAAGCAAGTAGTCCCGCACAACAAGCGGCTATTGCTATCAACTAAATTATAATATGAGGATAATAATAACCGAAGACCAAAAAAATACAATTATGAATAGTAGTAATTGGGAGGAAGTAAGTGGTAAACTAATAAAAACATTCTATTTTAAAGATTATAAGGAAGTTATGTCATTCGTGAATGAGGTTATGAAAATCGCTAATAAACAGAATCATCACCCTGATATGACAGTTCATTATGATAATGTTAAGTTATCTATCACAGACCACGATAAAGGTAAGGTATCTGATAAGTGTCATAAATTTGTTAATGAAGTAAATAAAATTAAATAAAATGACACATTTCAATAAAGAAAAAAGTAAAAAAACAATAATATCTATAACTGAAGACCAATTTCAAAGATTATTTGAATTTAACGAAGAAACTCCCGTTTTAATATATGAAGATGAGGATGGTTCTGTTGAAAACACAAATTTTGAACCAACCAATCTTTTAAATGAAGCTGAATACCAAGGACATAAAGTTCAATTAGGTAAGATTATGCAAGGTGACATCAAGAAATTTAAGGTATATGTTAAAAACGATAAAGGTAAAATTGTTAAGGTAAACTTTGGATTTGGTGGTAAATCTGCCAAAGGTAAGAGGATGGTTATAAAGAAAAACAACCCTAAAAGACGTAAATCATTTAGAGCACGTATGAATTGTGATAATCCAGGTCCACGTTGGAAACCTCGTTATTGGGCTTGTAAAAGTTGGTAATTAATAAAACACAACCTTAACCCCACATTCGTAGAGAAGTTGGAGGGATTTTCTTTGAGATTCTTCCCACTTCTCTTTATTTTTTGTGGTACATTCAGACTTACAATACACCTCCTTAATTCCTGAGTTTACAATTCCTCTTGCACAATCCATACATGGTAATCCCGAAGTTAGGTATATTGTTGAACCTTTTAATGGTGTTCCCACCCGAGCGGCATTATAAATTGCATTACGTTCAGCATGTTCAAACCAGAAGTATTTTTCGGGTCTCTCCTGACGTTCTTGTAACGAGTCATCCAAACCCCTCGGAAACGAATTATAACCCGTTGAGAGGACCTCATTGTCCGTTCCTACGATAACTGCACCTATCTGTGTAGATTGGTCCTTAGATTTGAGTTTTACCTGTTCTGCAATCCCTAAAAAATATTCTGTCCAATTCATTATACTAATTTTTGTGTTGACCAATAATTCAATCTATTATCGGAATACCTGTTTAAATTACGAGCCTCTTTTTTAAGAATTAAATTACCCATTTGAATCATGTGATTCTTATTTTTTAAATCAATCCCAACAATATACCCACCAGTAGTTTTTTCATATGTGGTTTCTCTTATATATTTCCCCTCATCATCCATTACAAGATATTTTATTATCTCATCCTTCTTGTTTTTACAAGAAATACCCCTCTCATCGATGAGTTTAATTAGAATATCCAACCTGAGTTTATCGTATTCAATCTCTGACATAAAAACAAAGATAAGAAATATTCCAGAATATTCCAAAAACAAAAAACCCCCGTATTTCTACGAGGGTTTTTATATTCCGATTTATTAAGATTATCTTAAAGTATCAGTTCCAAATACTTGGATACCTTTCACATCGATAGTTGCGAAGTAACGGTTGTTCACCATTTTCTTTGCGTATCTTGTCATGATACCTTTGATAGGTGTCATGTTGAAAGGATTGTACATAGTTGGAGTTAATTGTAAAGGTACATACGGAGCGTAGATGTAACCAGCGTCTAATAATGACTTACCTTTGTGACCAATCAAAATTTTGTTTGGTGGGAAGTAAGGATCACGATAAACTTGGTAACGACCAGCTAATGAACCGATTTTCTCGATACCCATGTTGTATGTATCTTGCTCAGGATCTGCATTAGATACGTGGAAATACTCTAAATCATCGAATACTGCAGAAACTTCTGAAGAAACAACAATCCAGTTAGCACCACCTCTTAATGTAGTCTTATGGATTTGAGCCGATAATTGGTTAATCTTAGTGATTAACGTTTGGTTCCAATCTTTTTGAGTGTAACCTTGTAATGTAGCACCTGCGTTTCCACCGTACTTCCATTCGTTATAATCCCACTTAGCAGTCCATGCAGCACCTTTACGTAAATCACGTAAGATTTCACGGTCAACTTCTGCAGCGATTTGCTCAGATAATAAAGCTGTTAATTCAGCTTCAGCATCGATGTTGTGGAATGCACTAACGTCTTGAGCCAATTCAGGAGACCAGCTAGCTCTTAATTTTCTTTCAGTTACAGAAACTGTTACTGACTCTAAATCAAAAGATACTTCACCGATTTCATCTTCAAACTCTAAAGAAGCGTACTTACGATATGTTACAGCAAATTCAGTTTTTGCTAATGTTGAACCAGTTACCTCATAATCAGTAAATCCGTTAGAAGAGTCATACTTTTGTAAATCAACTTGGATATACATAATACCATCTTCATCACAAATATCATTGAAATTACCAGTAGCTCCCGCAGATTTTTTACCATACTCAACAATACCTTTGCCGTATTTGTTTGTAACGATGTTAATCGGAAGTGGTGCACTTGTAATTCCTAAGAATGATTGTAAATTCGCATCAGTTGTTCTAACTTCTAAAGAAGCTAAGAATTCTTCTGTGTCAATTTCATGACCATTAGGTCCTGATAATTTACCAACTCCAGCGTTTGTAAATCCTGATACCGCTAAGATAACACTTGATTTAGTTACACCAGTTGCAATTGCAGTAGCGTCAATAGTAACAACACCAGCATTGAAAACGGTGAAACCACTTACAGTCAAACCAGTTTCAACTGTAAAAGCACCTTTTGAATAATCAAAAAGACCTTGGTCTAAGTTGTCACTATTCTCGTAGAAACGATCGTAAAGACTTCTTTTACCTGCTGTATAACCTTCAGATGCTGCATCAGAATTACCTGGCATACCGTAAGGTGCATAATGACCATTACCATTTAATTCCTGAATTTTAGGAATGAAGAAAAATAATTTACCAATTGGTAAGTTCATAGCTTGTACAGACACGATGTCGTTAGCTAATAATTTAGAGAACACACGACGAATAATAGGGAAAACTACTGTCTCAAATGAACCAGACGCATCAGCTACTGCTGCTTCGTTGATTAAATATGATGCTTGGTTTTCATATAATTGTGCGATGTTATCTTTTTGGTGACCGTCTAGACCTTCTAAGAATCCTAGTTCGTCCCATTTTTTGATGGTATCTTCTTTGATCACACGTAAGTGCTTAAGACCAATGTTTCCTACCATACCTGATTCTAATAATGCTCCCATTTTAAAATTGTATTTTGTTTTTTTTTATTATTTTATTTTGCTCATCAAATCTTTCATTCTCTTAAATTGAGGATTTTCGTAAGCTTTTGACTCAGCTAAAACCTCTTGAGAAGATGATGTTGATGGTGCGTTTGAGATTTTTTCTACAACTGACTCAGTAACATTAGTTTTAGTTCCTAATTCAGTTTTTATTTGTGAGAATAAATTTTTAGCCTCACTCAAAGTTGAAATACCATCAAATCTCTTAAGGATGGTTAATTTTTCCCTTTTTGTTGTTGAATGTTCAGTGAATAAACGAGTTGCATATGCTAAATTTGCATTAAACACGGCTACTTCATTAAGCTTATCTTTAAAAAGAACTAAAGCCTTCTTGTACTCAGCATTTTGCTTTTTCAAGTTTTCAACTTCTTCGTTCATTTCATGACGACCAGCTTTATATTTTTTACCTTGATTTGCAGGTTTTCTAACATCGTTACCGAATGTTCTTGCTGCCTCATCAACTTCAGTTTCTACTTCTTCTGTTTCTTCTTTAGCTTCAACCTTCTTAGGATTCTTTAGACCAGCTAAAGCTTCTTCTTTAGGTTCAACTTTTTTAGGTTTTGATAAACCAGAAAGTGCTGACTCTTTAGCTTCTACTTTTTTAGGTTTTGATAAACCTTTAAGAGCAGATTCCTTAGCTTCAACCTTTTTAGGTTTTGATAAACCTTTAAGAGCAGATTCGTCTAATTCGATTTCATATAATGATTCTTCTTCCATTTCTGAATCAACGTCAGAATCCATTCCTGAATCCATACCGCCAAAATCATCATCAGATGAGTCGTCATCATCTCCATCAAGTTTAATAATGAATTCGTCTTCTCCAGTATCAAAAGTTACGTTGTTGCCGTCTTTTTTAACTACAATACCATCTTCTGGTTTCATAGCTTTGAATACTTTAAGAACTTCTTCATCAGATGCTCCTGTCATATCCATAACGTCGTCGTCAGATTCTTCTTCATCTGAATCTAAATCGTCTGAACCAAAATCATCCATAGATGTATCGGTATCATCAGATTCACTATCAGAATCCATATCATCGATTCCTTTTGTTGGGTCTTCGTTATCGAGGTTTGTGTCATTTTCAGCGTCATCAGCTTCAGCATCATCTGCCTCTGCGTCATCGTCTGACATATCGTCTTCCTCTTCGTCAGGAGTTGGTTGCTCGTCCATTGAGTCTTTTGACTCATCGTCTTTTGCAACTTCTTCCTCTTCTTCCAATGATTCTTTAAGCAAGTCGCTTAGTTCTTCCTTCATTGTTGAAGCAAGTATACCTTTTGCATTTTGCTTAACCGCTTCTTCAAGAGTTTGTACTTGAAGTAATGCTTGTTCTAAAATTGATTTTTCGCTCATTGTGAAAATTGTTGTTTTATTATCTTATAAATAGTATGAAATATTGAAAAATTCTTTTTTCCGATATAAACAGACTAATAAAATTGACTATTTGGATAAAAATTTATCCAATCCACCCATTAATTTTTTCATTCTATCATCCAACATAGGTTTTTCTTGAACCTCTTCTTGGAACTGATCTCTTTCTGATGGGTCGTGGAAAACGTAAGCACCGGGTGTAGATGGAGATGATACTAAATCAAAACATACCAATTCAAAATCATCTTGAACTATATTTTGACCTTTAACATTTTTGAGTGAACCAACTCCACGAGATGATATACCCAATGTTGCACCATTCATGATTAACATTGCGGCTTGATCCCCCTTAGTTGATACAATACCCATTTTTCTCCAACCCGGAGATGTAAATAATTTGATTTTTCCCATTAACATTCTACCATCCCACCAAGTTTCAAGAATAGAGTGTGAAACTCGGTCTAAATCAATAAGGGACGATGATGGGTGATTTAATTCATTTAACGCACCACCTTTTTTAATAAGTTGTTGGTATTTTTGATCTTCTCTTTTTAAAATTGACTCAGGATAGATTCTACCGTTCTTATTTGGGGTATCGTATTTTTGTAAAACAGCAAAAAGAATCAAGTCTTCTGAGAAGTCAAGATTCTTCATTTCTGAAATAACTTTTTTGTTGTCGTCAGGGGAAACATGACCAGCGTCATATTCGATTAAAATTCCTTTCCCCGTCTCGTTTGGTCCTAATATCTTCATTTATGGATTTATTCTCCTATAAATACATCGATAAGTGAGTTATTTTTTAGATTTGTTAAAATTAAAGAGTTTTTTATCGTTTAAACCCTCGTCAATTATACTTTCTAATATATTTTTTATTGAATTTTTAATGTCTTTAGTTTTGATATCGAATTGTTTGTTAACATATAATGTTATTTCTAAATTCATAAAAGACCTCTTTTCCAATTGTATTCCCTTAGTTCTTATATCTAAATCAACAATAGATTGTTCTTTAAATAATGGATCTTTAAGTCCACTTACAATTTGTTTTAACCTTCTTCTTGATTTATTAATTGTAAAATCAAAATCATCAGTTTCGTTTTGTGGTTGTATCCACGAGTTTAGTTTTAAATAAATGGTTTTTAGATTTTTAAAATCCACGGTTCCATATCCGATTTTTACGTTGTTGTACGTCCCCAAAGGGATGTACTTACCAATTTTCATCAATTTTTCATGTTATATATTTTTATTATGGTGTTATTTAAAATATAACAAAAAAATACTTAAAAAACAAAAATATTTTTTATATATTTGTAATATACTTATATACTATGATTATAATTGATTTATCAAAAGAAAGGAATCTTGAAAGTGCTTTGAGAACTTATAAAAGTAAAGTTCAAAAAACAAAACAAGTTCAAAAATTAAGGGCCAGAGAACAATTTGTCAAACCTTCTGTAGTTAGAAGGAAACAGATGTTAAAAGCGAAGTATGTACAACAAATGAAAAATGGTCTTAGTTAAGACCATTTTTTAGTTCTGTTAATCTGTAGTAGTTGTATTTTGATGGTGACATTCCACTCACCTCTTTTTTTACATTATCTAATTTAATCTTTAATTCATTATCACTCGACTCAATTAATAAAGAATCAACTTTACTTAGAATTGATTCCGCTAATTCATTTGATTTGGTGATTAAATCATCATTAGAAATTGATAAAATATTTTTCAATTCTTCTTTCTGTGATTCTGATAATGTATTAGAAAATAATACGTTAAAGTTGTTTGCTAAAACCGCGTTTAATAATGTTTCATTAGGTACTAAAGATGTTTCTTTCGATTCGGTAATTTCTTTCTTAGTTGTTAAATGTTCAACTAATTTCTTTTTAGCTATAACTTTCTTTTCAATATTTGATAATGAATCTTTTTCAGATAACATATCTAAACACTCGTATAGTTCATTGGTGTTGATTTCAACGTCACCTAATTTATTATGTAGAGATTCACAAAACACATTTAAATCATTCCAATTACCTATTGGTTGACCAAAATATGTATTTAATCCTTCGACATATAATTTCGCGGTCTCTTTATCGTCAATGTATTTATTTTCTATTTCTTCATAAAACAAATACATTTCTTTAAATTCTTTGTTTTCTTTAATTTCTTTTAAGATACTTTTTATCTCACTTTTATTTTCATTCGCGTAAGATTCTGTTAATTTATTTAACATTTTAGTCTTAATAATACCAAATTTGTTCATTGTTAGTCGTTTAAAATTTCATTTAATTTATCTTCCATTTCATAAATATTCTGTTGTGCCTTATCCATATCAAATAAATCAGTAAATTTCATTTCTTCTTCACCTAACATACCTAATATTTTAGATTTTTTAGATTTTGCTTTAAATGATTCACTTAATGGACCTTCTCCACCGGCTGGCGGTGCTGCCGCTGGTGCACCTCCACCACCCATATCCATTCCACCACCCATATCACCACCAGGTGCTTCACCCGATGCACCCGCGGCTTCTAATTTAGCTCTTTCTTCTTCAGATATACCATACTTTCTATCCACATCATCAAATATACCTGAACGTTTAATAACATTCTGTGTGTTTGTTAATTCAAAACCAATTGCTCTTTCAAGACGTTGTTGTTGTAAATCAAGAATCACTTCATTCTCACTAAATCCAAGAATATTCTTTTTAGCCCAAGTATGTGATACTGGTAAAATACCAACTTGAGATTGGTCAGATGTTGCATCTTTGTAAAGAGTAACTTTTTCTTTCCATTGTTCAATCTTTAATAAATCAGATTGTGCGGAAGGGTTAGTTAACGACAATTCAAAATTGTTTAACTCATCTTCCATACCTAAAAGGTATAGGTGAATTAATGCAACTTTATTAAGTTCTTGTATTAATGATTTTTGAATTTTATTAATTGTTCTTGCAAAACGAATATCCATTAATGCAAGATTCTTTCCATCACCAACCACCTCTTCAAATCCTAAGAACGCTTTTGGAATACGTAATGCCGCCAATAATTTCTTTTGTATGTATTCAATATCTGCAATCTCACCTAAATTTTGTGCTCCAGGTAATGTTTCAATTGGCATTGTTTGTGATGCGTCGCGTACGGGTACAAAATAATCTTGGTCCACAGCCATTTGATTATATCTCATATCTACTTGACCATTACGAGGATCAGATACAGGTTGACGTTTGAATTTATTTGCAACCTTTTGTACATATGGTTCAATATCCTTATCATCCATATTACCAACAAACACTTTGAATACACGTCTTTCAGGTGCTCTTGATGTTCTATAAATTAACATCGCATCTTCGGCAAGTAAAAGTTGTTTCCATATACGTCTAATCTTATCTAACATAGAAGTACCATATGGTAACTTTCTATCATCACCTAAAATTCTAAAGTGAGCGACTTCCCACGCTTGGAATTCCATATCCTTATTTTTCCATTGGAAACGTAATTCTCTAATTGGTAATTTAATATCTTTTTGTGTTGGTGTTTTACTTGACGCACCTTCCACTCTTTCTATTTCAATATTTGGTAATTGTTGTACTCCAACAATTCCTTTCTCAGGGTTAATTTTTAAATAAACAAAATTGTCACCATACTTACAAACACCTCTAGCCCACATTTGTAGGTTAGTATTAATGTCCATTTTATTATGAAATAAATCTTCAAGTATTCCTTTAATTCTTTCTGATTCGGAATATATTGTTAATATATCTCCCTTTTCAGACATAGTTGTAGATTCTTCAGAATAGATATCTAAAGCTGCAGAAATCTCAGGTGTAAATTCCATTGATTCATAATCATAGTATGCCGCTAATCTATTCGGTTCATAGTAAATTGATTGATTATAAAGATTTTGGTCTAACTTGGCCCATTTATCGGCAACGTATTGACTTTGTTGTGCCTGTAATAAAGCCTTTTCAAAATCTTCTTTACTATCTGTTTTTAATAATTCGTCTTTATTGAAATTAAATGAAGGTGTGTTATCCTGTTTTGTTTGACCAGGATAACCAAACATTCTAGTAAGTTTCTGAAAGACGGTTGTGGTTTGATCTGCCATGTATATAAATACTTTTCTTTATAATATAAACTTATTATTTAACAAATGGAAGTATTATTTACGTCCACCAAACAACCATGAGTTCTCCCTATAAGCATCTTTGGATACGTTATTTGGATTATTTCCGTGATAAATTTGGTCATTATCCATACCCATTGAACCAATTTGGTCGAAAGATGTACCATAAGAATAAAATGTTTTATTTGGTTCATATGTTCTTTCGGATAAAACCCACGATTCAATCATTGCTTTATTTTTCGAATCATTCTTTTGTAACTGATTGAAACACATATCACCAGCATAAAGAGCCATGGACATACTCATAATCGCATCGTCGTGAGCTCCTTTCATGTGGTCAGGTCTTCCGTTCATATAAACAAACGTATTAAGTTCATTCAATAACCTACTTGACCTAACACCAAACCCTTTTCTTAATTGTTCTTCAAATGCAGCAACAATTTGAGTTCTTTTATTATTGAAATTAAGTCCCGGTATTTTCTCCATCGCCTTAGCGTTATAGTCCCAAATGTTTTGAGTGTTAACACCTTCAATATATAAATTTTTATAATTTAATTCTTGTAACTTTCTTGATGTTGCAACACCCATTCCACCTGTAATATCAATTACTATGAAACAATCATATAAAACACCCCATTTATAAGCAATTGAAGCCAAATCATCAGGAGGTATTTTACCAATATATTCAACCACTTGTTCTCTATCGTCAAAATCAATAATTGATATCGCTGAGAAATCTTCACTATCACCTCTACTAACATCGACCCCCATAATATATCTATGTCCTTGAATTGGTTCTTTCCATTGCCAAAAGGTACCTTGCATGTATTTCTCTTTAGGGATTCTAATCATATTCTTGGCAATATTCTCTTGAATATCTCCCGGTATAACACCGTCACCCGAACCTAAAAAGTCACATTCCAATTCCTGAGCAATCTTACGTCTATCGTATTTGAATTTTTTAGACATAGATTCAAACCAAGATGAAAATGGTTTATAACCTTGTTCTTCTAAATCGTGATAATTTTTCATATCAAATTCACGAAGAACAACTTCATCATCATTATATTGTTCTCTATTTAACATGTAATGACATATATCTTGACACTTAACCCAATGTAAGTCTTTGGTATAACGAGGGTCTTTAAACCATCTTAAATCGGTTATATGGAAGTCATTGATTCCACGTAACGCTTGGTCATAAACACCGTAATATATGGGGTCATAACCATTTGGTGTGGAGATAAGAATAATCTTACCACCCGTTGATAGAGACGCCATAGATGCCGCCCAAAAATCCTCACCCGCCTCAATATATGCCGCCTCATCAAATACAAGTACCGTTGGTGTAAAACCACGAAGTGCATCCGCCGAAGTCGCTACCGCCTTTACCTCTGAACCGTTATTTAATCTAAATCTACTTTCTGAGTTTTTATCGGGTGAAAACCCAACATTTATCCATTCAGGCCATTGGTCTAAGAAATGTCTAATTTTATTAGCCATTTCCACCGCTGTGTCTTTCTTGTTTGCGATAATCAAAACCCTTTCTGGATTTTCAGGTTTTGCTAATTGTAATATTTTAGATAACCAAGCGGCCGTTACAGTTGTAACACCAGCCTGTCTATATTTTTTTGTGATATTTTCATTATAATCCTCATAATCCCGAACCAATTGTAATTGGTCAGGAAATAAATCCATAGGAACGAATTTCTTTTGAGTGTTATCGTAAGTTTGAAGATAGGTTCTTAGTGCATAAGGAGTATCTTTTATGATTCGAGCATACTCTTTAATTTGTTCTATTTTACTATTCATATATATAAATACAAAAAAAGGTGGTATAAACCACCTTTGTATTATCTTTTAACGAGGAACTACTTCTCCTCCGTCATCATCGTCCTCTTCATTATCATCCGATAAGTCAATTCCTAAACTATTAAAAAAGTTTTTAAAATCATCTTCTTCAGTTTCTGATTCAATTGTTTCTAATTCATCATTAAATTGAGCCATAGTCTCTTCGTAATTTTGGTCATTTAATGTTTGATTAATTGCGTTAACTATTTGTTGTAATAATCTCTTACCCGTTTCTGAACCTGAAATAACCTCTTTCATTAAAGTTAAAAATCTTCTAGCTGGTAATTTGAAAATTTCAACTAATAGATAATTTTGAATTTCTACTTTATTTTCATCAGTTAAAATATCTTCTGGAAATTGATTTCTAATTCTGTCCCATATTGCAGGTCCTAATCTTAAATCCCACATTTCCTTTTCCAAAGTATCTTCATGTTGCATCACTTGTTGGAATAAGTCTTTATCTTCAGGTTCACCTTGATGTGAAAATAATTCCATCATTCCTTTAATTAATTCGTGAACTAATATTGGAAAATTAATTGCTCTTGCTTTAATTGTTGGTGGATCTGTATCTCTTTCAACCTCTTCACTACCCCCAACGGCACCAGCAGCACCACCCATCATCATTTGCATCATATCATCACTTAATTGCCAATATAGTGTGTCGTTAATTGACATCAATACACCATATTGATTTATAAGTTCTTGTGACCCTGTAATTTGTTGTATTTTCTGAGGTACTAATTGGTACATGTAATGTCCTTTTTTAGATGACCCCTGAACCATACTATTAATCAATCTTCTTTTTGCTCTTTCTAAATCTAAAGTTTCCAAATCTTGCATCAAATTTTGTTCAATGTTAAATTCTTCCTCTTGGTCTTCAGTTTCAACTTCTTCAGGATTTTCTTGGTTTCCATCTTCTCTGTTAAAATCAGACATATCAACCTCACCCATACCAATTATTTTAGCGTCAAATTGAACTGAACCTTCAGGTATACCCATCTCTTTCATTACCAATTCAATTGCTAATTGTTCCAATTGTCCTCTGTGTTCTCTTTCTGTTTGGACAATAGAATTGTGAGCATCCATCATCATTTGTGATAATTGACCGATACTACCTCTTTCACCAACCATTGGTGCTTCAACACCAGTGTATTGTCTAACTTTATTTATTACTTGTTTATACCTTTCAGATGCTAATAATTCTTGAAAATTACTATTTGGTTCGTTACCTGTTTTAGGTAAAGGAACTTTCTTTATAGGTGTATCTCCACTAGCAAGTTTATTTTGTATATCTTGGTGTGGTCTATCTTGGGTATCAAAATCCATTGGCATCTCATTCAAGTTTTCTTGAATCAAATATAATAAATTTTTCTTAGATAATTTCATATTTTCTGGAATATTTTAAATTAAGCCATTTCAGGTACTTCAGCCGCAACTTCCGCTTGATTTGCTTGCATTGCTGAAACCATAGATTTAGTTAATGAATTGTGAACATCTTCACCAAATCTGTCTTTTATTTCATTTTCATCTCTTAAATCGATAAAGTTACCTCTTACCATAAAACCTAAAACATTATCTAAATTGATAGTTCTCCAAGCTTTTTTTGCCGATAATTCTTTATCTCCTGTTTCTCTTAATGATTTATTATAAGCATTTAAATCAATAACTCTTTTAACATCGTGAGTTTGATTTATCGCCATTTGTTTTTCTGTTCTTTCTTTTTCACTTGGAACGTAAGAAGACAAATATCTTTTAACTAACATATGTCTTACTGTACCATCATTTTTAACATAAGCAACACTTACATTAACATTTTTAGCCAACGCCTTTCTGAATTCCTCAAATCTTGGTGAATTCTTCAATTCTTCATGGTCTAATTCCATGATATCGTCTTCATTTAAACCTAAAGCTTTAGGTTTGTGTTTTGGACCGATACCTGGTTGGTATGGAGTTTGTGGTTTTGGTTTACCTGGCTTTGTACCTGGCTTAGTTGTTGGTGATGGTTTTGTTGGTGCAACTGCAGGTCCCGAAGCTGTTATTGCTTCATAACTCATAAACTCAGGAACATTATTATGTCCCTTCTTTACGTTTGGACCATGTTGTATTTCAGATTCATTTAACTTAATGTTAATTAATTCCATAATTTCATTTTTTGATGTAAAATTATGAAAATTTCCTTCAGCTAACGAATTAACCCATTCTTTTACTTCTGATGGTTTTTTTACTTCTTGATTTCCTCTTGATTCATGGCGTTTTCCTTCTTTATCGATTGAATACCCACCTTTCATTCTAGGCTCATTTTTTAATTCTTCACCATCCGCATTAAAATGTTTCCAATCTTTTCTAGAAATTTTAGGTCCTTGTTTGTAATCTGCCTCTTTTGATTCTATTTTCTTACCCTCACTACTTTGAACTTTAACAGCTCCCTTCTTTTGTGCCGCAGCTAAACCTGCTGGATTACTTATTAATGAATTCAAGGCATTTACGTCATTTTGATCTTTGGCGTTATATACGGTTGCAACTTGTGTTGTAACTTCTGACACCACTCTTTCAAATAATTGTGAAAGTTGATTATCACTAAATTTAACCAATGTTTTTTCAGAAAACCCTTCTTTAATAAGTTTTTCTACAATGACATTTCTTTTCATATGTTCTTGAATTTAATTTCTTCTTTAATTAACGGATAACTTCTTTGTTTAAGTTTTTTAGTAACGGATTCTATTGACTCTCCAAATTTAAATGTTAATCTATCCACCTCAACATTTATGTCAAATTTTTCCCACGCTAACGATATTACACCATCCACAGCATCAATAACTCCGAAATAATCGGAGTCTTGAACTAAATCTAATTGTAAATCTGTGTTCTTTAAAAGTCCCACCAAATCAACATATTCAACTGAAGGTGATTTTGGTAACGTTGTAGCAGCTGCGGGTATTATAAACCATTCATCCATGTCAATTTCATATGATTCACTAAAAACAAATTCATATTGTTTCTGACCTTTGTAATCGGAACCGATTTCATTGACATAGATAAGATGCATTTTATTATTTAAAATATTTACTCAATGTTTCACTAACCGCTTGGCTAATGTTATGTTTCATTTCTTCTAAATCAAGTTCTTTTTCTTCGTCAACATTCCCCATTTCTAAATCAGCGTGATCACCAAAATTGTGAACTCCACCATGATTTTCATCGGTGTTACCCTTTCCTGTTGATGTGTAAGATGATAAATCAACTTCATCATTTTGAACCGGACTATTAATAAATTCCTCTAATTTCTCCATGGCTTGGTCACCTTCACTCATTTCTTCATCAGGTACCTCTTCAGATGATGGTTCTTCGTCAGATGGGTTATTTAAAGAATCTCCATCTTCCTCTTCCTCACGTTCAAATTTCTTACCTATTTCTTCAATATCGTCATCATCTAATTTATCTAAATCAACCGCCGAAATAACCATATTCAAAACATATTTGATATCGTCACTTTCCATCTTATCGTGTAAATCTCTCAACTCTTGACCTAATTTACCCGCATATTTTTGAACTTCAGTCATATAATCTGAACGCTTTGATTCACCATTCTCATCTTTTTCTTCACCACCCATGTCGGATGTTGGAGCGTCTGATGGTGGCATATCTGAAGCTGGTTCCTCAGCTGGTGGGTTATCCAAAGAACCCATATCATCACTTGGAGGAGGGGTATCTGTTGGGGAGTCCATAGATGGTGCCGGCATTGGTGCTTCCGCTGGAGCAGGTGCTGGTGCAACATCCTGAGGTTTGTTTTGTTTTAAAACATATTTTGTTGCCTCATTCAATTCTTCCTGACCTTGTAATAAGTTCAGTCTTTTAGCTGCCTCAGCATATGATGAAAATTTATTTTTATTTTTCATGAACATTCCACCGATGTAATCAAGTGATGATTCATTTAATCCTCTCTTTACATAGTATCCGTCTCTTTCTTTGACGATACCATAAACACCACCATTGGTTGATTCTTTAACCAACTCGGCTTTGTTTGTATTGGATTTTTTATTTTTTTCGTTGTAGTACGTAAGTTCAAGGATTCTTTTTAGTTTCTCGTCACCTTGTAACTTTTCACTACCTAGAGGTTTTATTTCTGCCATTGTTTTGATATTAAGATAAACTTATTCTTATCCTATAAATACATAGATATAGGGAAAAAAATAAGGTTCTTTATTGTGTTATGGACAATTTCTTGTCTGTTATATTCGTTTTTAGTTTTATTAATTTTCCAAAGTAACCATTTCTCCTCAATAATTTAAAGGTTAGGTTCTCATATGAGTACTCCCCACCTGATTCTAACCCACATTGTCTAAATTCTTTAATCTTCTTTCTTAGTGTGTCTATTTCACTTGTAACATCTTGTTTTTGACCTAATTTTATAAGTCTATCTATTTTTTTAGCGTATCCCTCGGACTTTTCTAATATTTTTCTATCGTCAATGTTAGGACTATTTCTTTCAGGTTTTATTAACCATTTGTCGTTTAATATTGAATAAACCCCCGATGATACATGTTCTTGATTTATATCCTGAACATATACCTCAACATCATACCCCTTGATTTTAATGTTATGTTTTTCATTCCATACCCTTTCTTTCGCATCAAAAAACTCTTTAAAAATATTATGAATTGCAATTGAATTTGAGTTTTTACGATTACCAATTTCATCAAAATCTATAATAAAATGTAAATCAACATCCGAATATTCTGACCAGTTATAATTTGCTAATGAACCTGTTAACACAATATCGTGTATGAAAAAATCAATAGACAACGATTCTATGAAATCATCTGATATTTCCAATAAACGACTTCTTATATCTTCTCGCATAGAAAAATCACCATCTGAACCCTCAAAAATTTGGTCAGATAGTGATTCCTTAGGTTCAAAAGATTTGACAATCTTTTTATCCGTTTCTAAATCTTCAATAAGTTCTTCAAATAAACTCATTTTACTTTGTTGTAGTTGTACTTTCTTCCAATGCTTTCATTGAAAAATTTACCTTGTGATTCTGCAAGTCTAAACTTGGTGAATACATTCCAAGGAACTTTATTATACTCATAAATAGAGCCATTATTAAATGTTACAGATAAATCCTCCGATTCGGTATCATAAACTGCAGATTGTAAATTTGAAGACTGTATATCAACACTAATCTTCTTTCCTTCGATGTTTTCTTTAATTATTCCCATGTTATTATAATTTATACTATAATATAACAAATAAATACCAAATTAAAAAACCCCCGATTTTCGAGGGTTTAAATTTAATTACCAGATTTTAACTGATTCATAAGTCTATCCTTCAATCTGTCCTTTTTTGTTGTGTCCTTAACAATTGGTTCTTCTTTCTTATAACCAGGTTTTGATCTTTTTTCCATTAAAATATTGGCTTCTTCAATATTTTTACGTTTCATTTCTGCTTTGTTCATGTTTTTTCTTTATTATAAATAGTACAAAAAAACCCCGAATAATCGGGGTTCAATTTAATTAAGAGAAATTAGACGTTCAATGGACTTCTTTTTGTCTATTGGTAATATCAATTCTAATATACCATTTTCAACCTTACCTTCAATATCCTTTTCTTTTACATCATCTGGAATATTATAAGATTTACTAAAACTATGTACAAAATAGTCTTTCTCATCATCTTCTGATTTCTCAAAAGATATTCTTAAAATACCTTCTTTAACTAAAATTTTTAAATCTTCTTTAGTTAATCCGGGAACACTCACCTGAACTTTATATTCGGTATCGGTTTTACTTACTTTAATTTCAGGTGTTTTTATGAAACGAGAAGTTTCAAATGCATTTTCAAAATCTTGAAAAATTGGGTTTTTAAATAATGTTATCATAATATATTTTTTTTGTAATATATTAATCAAATAATTTGCCATATCATAAATTTAGTCAATATGTCATAAAAAAATAAAATATATTGACACTTTGTCATCCGTTTGGATATTTGTATAATTAGTGTTATATTTGTATAAATTAAACTTTATTAATCATGGCAGTAGATTTCTTTGAAGATGGTCCGACCACAAATCCTAAAAAAGTTAGAAAAGGTTCTAATACCCCAATTTTAGATAATTTTTCAAGAGACTTAATTAAACTCGCCGAAGAGGGTAAAATTGACCCTGTTGTCGGTAGAGATAAAGAAGTGAAAAGAATAGCACAAATTCTTTCTCGTAAAAAAAAGAATAACGCAGTAATTGTTGGTGATGCTGGTGTTGGTAAATCGGCACTCGTTGAAAAATTAGCACTATCCATTGTTAAAGGGGATTGTCCAACAAATTTACTCGATAAGAGAATAATGTCTTTAGATTTAACTTCACTTGTTGCAGGTACAAAGTACCGTGGTCAATTTGAAGAAAGAATTAAAGCGATTCTAAATGAGTTACAAGAAGCTCCAAATGTGATTGTTTTCATTGATGAGTTACACACTATGGTTGGTGCGGGTAATGCAAGTGGTTCTATGGATGCTGCAAATATTTTGAAACCTGCATTGGCGAGAGGTGAAATGCAATGTATTGGAGCAACCACATTTGACGAATATAAAAAATCGATTGAAAAAGATTCAGCATTAGTTAGACGATTCCAAAAAATTGTTTTAAAGGAACCAACTCAACCTGAAACAATTGATATTTTAAAAAATCTACAATCATCATATGAGGATTTTCATAAGGTAAAATATGATGATGGTGTTGTTGAGGTAATCGTAAAATTATCTGCGAGATATATTACAGATAGACAATTTCCCGATAAGGCGATTGATGTATTAGATGAATTAGGTTCTGAAAAGAAAATATCAATGAGGATTCCCGAATCAATTGAAAAATTAAAAAGGGCGGCAGATGAAATTAAAGAAAAGAAAATTTTAGTTGTTAAGAGTCAAAATTACGAGGAGGCTGCGAAGTTAAGAGATGGTGAAAGGAAAGTAATTGAAAAACTTGAGGATGAAAAAAAGAAATGGTCTGAAAAACAAAAGGACAATAAAATTCCTGTGAGTATTGATGATGTCTATTCTATAGTATCAAACATGACGGGGGTTCCAATTATGAAGTTAGACTCAAAAGAAACTGAGAAACTTTTAAAAATGGAAGATACATTATCTTCAAAGGTTATTGGTCAAGAAGAAGCTATTAGTGCTATTTCTAAGGCGATTAGAAGAAATCGTGTCGGAATTAAAGAAGGTAATAAACCAATCGGCTCATTTATTTTTATGGGTTCAACGGGAGTCGGTAAAACATTTTTAGCAAAGTCAATTGCGGAATTGTTATTTGATGATCCTGATAAAATTATTCGTGTTGACATGAGTGAATTTATGGATAGACACAATGTTTCTAAATTAATTGGTTCTCCTCCGGGTTATGTTGGTTATGATGAAGGTGGACAATTAACTGAAAAAATTAAGAACAATCCTTTTTCTGTTATATTGTTTGATGAGATTGAAAAAGCACATAAAGATGTTTTCAATTTACTACTTCAAATTTTAGACGAGGGTCATTTAACAGATTCATTTGGTCGTAAGATTAACTTCACCAATACTATCGTTATTATGACATCTAACATAGGTGCTAAGAAAGTATCTGAGTTTGGTGGTGGTGTTGGATTTAGTACAAATGGTAGTGAAGAACAAAAATATGAAGTAAGAAAAACCATGATTCAAAAATCGTTGAAACAACAATTTAATCCTGAATTCTTAAATCGTATTGATGATATTATCTTATTTAACGCACTTAATGAAGAGACGTTGAAGAAAATTATCACTATTGAGTTATCTAAATTAAATAACAGATTAGTAGATAAAGGATATAAGATTACGTTTGAAAAGACAATTGCAAATCGAGTTTATGAATTAAATAAACAAGAAGAATATGGTGCACGACCACTTAAAAGAATCATTCAAAATCTATTGGAGGACTTCTTAAGTGAGGAAATATTAAAGGGTAACATTAAAGAGAATGAACAAATAACTTTAAAATTTAAAGATGAAAATCTTACAATTGTAAAAAAAAGTTCATAAATAGTTGACTTTTTTGTAAAGTTATATATATTTATATTCTCAATAGGTTCTCTTTGTCGATTACCTTTTCGTTTTATTAAAGTAAGTGGGGTTGAACCCACTGAAAGACCTTAAACCCCGACATCTTGTTGGGGTTTTTTATTTAAATTTTTTTTTATCAGGGGATTTTCGTATATTTACTTATATGAAAAAATATACATTAATTATGGCTATCGGTGTTGTATCAACATTGATGTCATGTGGTTCAGGGTCAACCACAAAAGAATCAACTGACTCTTTAGCGGCTCAAGTTGACACTGCTGCAGTATCTGCAACAGATTCTACAACTGCACAAATCCCAACAGTGGGAGGTGGTACAGCAAAGGAAGATGCTGAAAAACCAGTATCTAACGAGGCTGTAAAATAAGGAATTGGGGGTTGGTTTTAATCGGCCCCCAATTTTTAATTTAAAATTTGTGATATGGAAAATATAATAGATAAACAAGGAGACTTAATATTACTTAGAGGATTACCTGGTTCAGGAAAATCCACTTTGGGTAATGTAATATTACAATTACCAAATAACAATCCACAAGAAGTTTTATCTGCTGATGATTTTTTTGTAAACAACGAAGGGGAATATACCTTCGATGGTACAAAATTAAAAGAGGCTCACAATTACTGTCAATTTAGATGTTCTGAAAGAATGAGACAACAAATAGTTAGAATTGTTGTTGCAAATACATTTACCGAAGATTGGGAAATGAAACCCTATTTTGACATGGCGGAAAGATACAATTATAGGGTTCATACTTTAATTGTAGAAAATAGACACGAAAGTGAAAATGTTCACGGAGTCCCTGAAGATAAACTTCAAAAAATGAAGAATAGGTTTGAAATAAAATTATAGATGAGTCAATTTATTGAATCTTATTTTAAAACAACGTTATCACCAAAAAAAGTTAAAATGAAATTCTCTTCTCATACATTTAAAAATCAATGGGCAGTATACCCATTACCGTTTGCATACATTTATTTTGAAACATGTGAACCAGAATCACATAAATCATTATTCCAAAACAAAATATGTGCGGTGTATTTGTCTTTTAATTGGTTAAAGTGGACTTACAATATTGGATTTTATAAACCAATTAATTAATGTTGGAAATTTTAGAAAAATACCACAAAGACGGTTTGTTACATAAACAAATCCACCCAACCTACGACTTAACTATTTGGAATTATTCACCAAAGGTTCAATACGAAAAATTATGGGATGATATTACTTTGCAATGTCGTGGGTTGGTAACCAATTCGAAAGGAGATATTGTTGCAAGGCCATTTAAAAAATTCTTCAACTACGAGGAGCATGAACCAGAAGAAATACCCAATGAAAATTATGTTGTTTATGAAAAGATGGATGGATCTTTAGGTATTCTTTTTTATTATGAAGAAGAATTAACCGATGAGAGAAGATACAACATATGGTTTAATAACAATTATGAAACAGGAATGGAAAGGTTCTTTGACCCTAACAATTTACCTGATTTTGATAATTCATATTATGAACCGACACCTAAAACAAAAGGTGAATGGATTTTAGCAACTCGTGGTTCTTTTACATCACCTCAGGCAATTAAGGGTAAAGAAATACTTGACAGACACGACATCAGTGCGTGGAGAAAAGACAATACATATTTGTTTGAAATTATTTATCCTGAAAATAGAATTGTGGTCGATTACAAAGGTGAGGAAAAATTAGTTGTTCTTGGTGCGATTCATACTGAAACTGGAAATGAGGTTCCCGATAGTTCCTTGTTTTTTTTACAAGAAAGTGGATTTGAAATTGTAACAACATATAAGACATGGGGAGAAGGGTACGATTTACTTAAAGAAGAAATTAGTAAAGACAGAGAAGGTTATGTAATTCGTTTTAAAAACGGATTTAGAATGAAAATTAAAGGAGATGAATATAAACGTCTTCATAAGATATTAACCAACATATCCAATAGAGATATATTTGAATATGTAAAAGAAGGGAAACCATTAGACGAAATACTTGATAAAGTTCCCGACGAATTTTATAATTGGGTTAAAGAAACTAAAGAAGATTTTGAACATCAATTCAAAACAATTGATAAAGACTATACAAGAACATATAAAACCATTATAGACATTAATGGAATTACCGATAAAAAGGCATTTGCGAACTACGCATTAAGTTATAAACACTCAGCGGTATTGTTTGCAATGTATGATAATAAGAAGTACGACCATATTATTTGGAAAACACTATACCCAACATACTCAAAACCATTTAAGAAAGATGACAACTGATAAAAAAAGATTATATCTTGATGATGTGAGAACACCACATGCCGAAGATTGGATTATTGTTAGAAATTACGACCAATTTAAATCTACTATAAGATTATACGGATTAAATAATTTTGAGGTTATTTCTTTAGACCATGATTTAGGGGATAGTGCAATGGTTGAATATTATAATAATGTGAAAGATAATTACATATTAAATTATGATAATATAAATGAAAAAACAGGAATGGATTGTTGTAAATTTTTAGTTAATGAAAGTATTGAAAAAAATATACCATTACCAACAGTATATGTCCATTCCGCAAACCCAATTGGTAGTCATAATATGATGGGTTACATTAATAACTATTTAAAAAATTGTCATTTAGAACAATCATGTATACGAGTTGAAATTAAACATACAGTTGATGAAAGTTTTATGTTAAGTCCCGAGGCTAGAAGAGCGAAATGGAAAAGACCTTAAAAATTTTATTTGTCAATTAAATAAATTTTATTAATTTAGTGCTCAATAACTAACAATAAACAACTAACTAACATGTCTACTAATCAAAAAAATGCCGAACCTTTTAAGTCATTAGAACTGAAGGGTAAGTACAATGACTTTACCGATTTTTATGATGAAAATAAAAGAATTATCTACGAATCAATATTTGATGTTTTTAAGGAATTTAGAAACACAAAAAAAAAGAAGTTAACCTTATTTGTTTCAGCTAAAATAAGAGGACTTGAATGGGATACAGAATTTAACTTTCATAAGGAAGAATCTGTCGTTTTAAAAAGAGATTTAATGCCATATTTTGAGGAGATTGAGGACTATGAAACTTGTAATGAAATAAATAATCTTTATAAAGAATTGACTTTATAAAAATTATTTTTTATAATTTATTTATGTATTTGGAGAGATACATGTGATTTTTTGTCAATATCCCCGTCAGTTTCTACTTTCGGGGATTTTTTTATAACATCATTCTTGAACCAATTAGGAAGTTACTTAAGAATGGGGAACCCGGCTGAGTGTTTCCACTTAATTTATAGTTAAAACTAAAACCAAATCGTTTGGTTAATTTATAGTCAAAAGAACTACCTAATAAGAATCCCATATGTCTATTAACTGTTGTCACCCCTGTAGAACTATTCCAAGAAATTGGTGAGAACATTGTAAAAATTTGTGGAGACACCGTTAATTTTTTTGAATACGTATATGGTTTAGTCCAAAACGCAATCGCAGAACTTGCCATATTATAATCATATCCCTTTCCATTATTAAGGAATAAATTAATTATACCGACATTGTATCCAAATGTTCCCTTTTTAGGTGTTGGTTTAATCCAAGTATAACCTAACAGATTCATATAGTTACCCCCAAGATATGCAAATGCGGTTCCGTATGAATGTATAGCGTCTAAGTTACCATCTTTAGTCATTGCCATTTTAGTATACCCACCAGTTGTTACAATTGAACTTAAATCACTATTAATTGTCAATCCCCCACTAAAACTTTCATCTCCAGCCATAGATGATTTACTTATACCCGTAGATATTTGTACCAAATACCTATTATCTGGTGTTTGTGCCGTTGTTAAATCGGAAGATAAAAGTAATGGATTTGTTATTGATTGTTTTTTCTTTTCTTCCTCTTTTTTCTTTTTCTCTTCCTCTTTCTTTTTTTCCTCTTCTTTCTTACTTTCTTCTTTTTTTTCTTCACTCTTACTTTCTGATTTTTTCTCTTCAGTTTTTGTCTCTTCTTTCTTTTCTTCGGTTTTAGTTTCCGTTTTCTTTTCTTCTGTCTTACTCTCAGTCTTACTTTCAGTTTTTGATTCTGTTTTAGTTTCCGTTTTACTTTCTGATGATGAACTACTGCTAGATGATGAACTACTGTTAGATGATCCACCGCTAGATGATGAACTACCACCACTTGCCGGTGGTGGTGACGAACTACTACTTGATGGTGGTGGGGTACTTACAGGTGGTGGTGTTGATACACTACTTGCCGCCGACGATGCTGCACCACTTGCAGCACCACTTGCAGACGAACTTGCCGCAGAACTTGCGGCGGATGACGCCGCACTACTTGCGGCTGAGGATGCTGAATTACTAGCGGCGGATGATGCACTAGCCGCAGCAGCGTCCGCCGCCGCTTTCGCCGCAGCATCGGCAGCAGCTTTTGCCGCCGCGTCCGCCGCCGCTCTTGCTGCAGCATCTGCCGCCGCTCTTGCTGCAGCATCTGCCGCCGCTCTTGCTGCGGCTTCTTGAGCTAATCTAACCACATCATTTTGTGGACATGGTGTTGCAAATACACTATTCACCCATATTTGAAATGCACCACTACTTATGTCGGCTAATGTTACAATTTTAGACTTACCTCTAATAACCGCAACGGTTTGATTTTGACCAAATGGGATTATAACCACATATACTTTTTGATCACACGGATCAATATATGTTTGTGTTATGGTTTGACCAAACGACTCACTACAAAAAAATAATATTAGGAGAGATACTATTATTTTTTTCATTACTTATTATTCAATCCGATTGAAATTTGATGATATCCTCTGATTGGGTCTGTATCTAATTTTAATGTGACGAATTTGAAATCTTTTATAATACCAACTTTAAATGTGGTGAACGAAGAATTTGATTTCGGAAATGAGATACCACCTAAGTCATCTTTACCTTGCCATCTGATAACCTCATTACCAAATCCTATCATACCATGTATTCCTATTTTACCTATTCTTTTACCGGCACCAACATAGAAAGTGGATTCTTTTTTCCAATCATTTTTACTAAGTGGAAAATCAACATTGTTAATTTGACCATATGGATAATAGCTGTTTTGGTCTATTGCATAAGTCATTACATAATCCATAATGAAATATCCTTTCTTACCACCAACAGTTCCCCAATATGATACTTGTTTATTATTTGTATGTCCAAATCCAAAAGAGGTATAAACTCTTTCTTTTCTAATTGTGTCTCTTTTACCACTTTCGTATATGTGAATTACACTTCTTTGTCTCCACCCAAAATCATCATACCAAATGTAAGGTATTGGTTGATACCACCCCCAATTACCCCAATAATAACCAAACTGATTATTTCTATTCCAATTTTGAATACGAACTCTACCACGTTGGTCTGGTTGTAATTGTTGTGGTGAGTTATTTCTCCAACTACTTACATTATTTTGTTGTGGTACAGATGGTTGAACTCTTGTTTGAGTTGATTGTGATGATGATGGAATACTTCCACCAGTTTGTCTCCAAGTTGATACTTGACCAAACATTAATGTCGGTGTTAACATTAAAAATAATAAGAGAGTTTTCATAAATGTGTTTTTATATAAATATTAAAAAAGGGGGTTATAACACCCCCCTTTTAAATAATTATCTAAATCTTTATGTTACTTGGTGAAGATTCCTTTCTTAATCATCCTATCAAGAATGTTCGCACATGCAATGTCTAACGCCTTTTTGGTTGCAATACTAATTGTTGACTGATTGAACTTAATTGGATCAATGGTTGCGTCTGATAATAAAGTTAATTCTCTTTTTGTTGTTGCTTCACCCAAACCTGACCCACCAAATACAACACCTGTCTCGGCATTTGTAAATCTAACCTGAAGACCAATACGAGTTACCATATTGTCTTTAATACCGTCTTTAAGGTTGATGGTTTCATCTTCTGATACTGAGTAGTCATAACACTCAATTGTTACAAAATACTCTGCCAAGTTGATTTTACCACGACCATCTAACTTATTTTCAGAAATACCTGCGGCCGATGCTTGAAATTGTTTTACCATACGGTTCTTAATTTCTGTCTTATCTTCTGTGAATTTGAATCTGTTTAAGTTTTCAAGGTATTCCATTGATATATTTGCTACACCCAAACCTACACGTTTTTCTTTCAATTCGGGGTACATCTCATACATCTCATCAGAAATACCTGCTTTTAATATTTGAATTGGAATTTGAGGACCGTCGTAGTCCATGTAAGCACTTATATCTCTTTTCTTTTCAAAGTCTGCCTTATAGTCTTCCGTTTTAGTTTTACCTATTGTTTGAGCACTAACGACAACACCGCTTAGTAAATAAACACTTAATAATATTAATAATTTTTTCATACATTTTATTTTAATTCTTTTAAACAAATTCTATCTAATTCTTCGGGTCTTAATGCAAATGTTTGTTCTACGTGACCATTATTTGAAATCAAATGAACCATCCATAATCCTAATCTTTTTTTCTCTATTTGAATTCTTTGACCTGTTATAAATCCCATGTCCATTAAACGTAATCTTAAACAAGGTTTACAATTTTCACATATTTCACTTTGGGGGACATCTATAATATCATAGGATTTCATGTTATTTTATTTATAAATATATAAAAAGGGGAGTTAAAAACTCCCCCTTTTTTAACCTTCTAATACTTCTTCTTTCTTTTTGTGAGAGAATTTATCCAAAGTGTCAGCACCCATTCCAATTCCCGTGATTAACATCACCGCATTTACCAATTCAGGTGATGGAGCAAAATCCGCGTGAGAGAACGAATTTAAAATCATTGTAATACATAGGAATAAAGCACCTATCATTGCTATTACCGGTTTTACCGATATTGATCCTCTTTCATCTTTGAAAAGTTCAATAACCCATTGTTTAAAGTTCATAATTTTTTGTTTTTTGTCTTTTGTTTATTTTATCCTTCCATATGCATTTCTGCATTTTCATCTTTTATTTTACCACATTTCAAACACTCCTCAATACCGTCTCCGTCTGAATCACCCCAAACGTGTTGACATTGTCTGTGTGCGAAATACATATCAATTTTACCGTCACCATCGAAATCAATACCATCCATTGTACCATCACCGTCTTCATCAACTTCTACACCTGTTCTTGGTTGAACCGTTGGTACCTGTTCAAATGTATCGTTTACCTTTTCTATTTTTGAGTTTTCAATAGCAGTTTGAAACGCCTCAGGTATGATTGGTGTGTTGTTTGGTGGGGTATCTGGTAAATCGGAGGTACTTGATAATGATATACCATCTTCCTCATCCATCTTTTGAACTAACATCTTATCCTTATCAGTATCACTAAACCAATAGTCAATGATTTTACCATAAGAACCAATGAATGCTCCTAATAACAATAATAGAAGTTCTTTCCACTCTCCTTCTATTGCTGATTTATTTAATATAGCGAAGAACATTCCTCCTATTATAAACATAAATCCACCCAAAACTAATGCGGTGATGTACCATCTTCTGGCCATCATATTACTTAATAAATCTTTAAAACCACTTGGGGGTTGATTATTTTCTGCCATTTTACTTATTTTCTTTTTTTAATTTATGGTCTATTCCATGACCATCCTTTTTTTCTACCTCTTATTATTAAATAACTACAACCTCCAATAAAAAATGTTAAAAACATCGATTGAGAATCAAATACAAACATAGCTATCATACATAATACGATTACAACTATAAAACTTAATCCCTGTTCCATTTTAAATTTTTACCACTTAGGGGCCTCTTCCTTAAACTCATCACCTTCTTTTTTCTTAGGTTTTGCAACCGGTTGTGCTGGTGTTGACTTTTCTTTAATGATAACAGTTTTACCACCACCCGCAGATTGTTGTTGAGTTTGATTAGTTGTAATGTTAATTACAGGTGCAGCTTGTACTGGTGCCGGTTCAGCTTTGTCACCACCTAAAAGTGTTGATAACCATACTCCACCCGCAGTTACTAATGTTCCTGCAACCCCAATTATTGTCTTTTTTAATCCTGACCAAGTTCCTTCTGATTGTTCTACTTCTTCTGACATTTTATTTGTTTTTAATTTTTTAGTTTATTTTATTGAAATCTGTAATTCCTAATTGTTTATTATTAGAATCGAATAACCCTATTCTGTATGCTGATGATGGTAATGCGTTAGTGTATACTTTTAAAAGGTTATCACCGGCAATTACATTCATTGTTTCTTTAGACACTACCCTATTTGAAATGTCGAATATCTTAACCGTTACCGAACCCGCGGTTTCAGTTTTAACGTTCATTGCCACTTCTGAAGTGACAAATGCTGATTGTAATTTAATACCAATAGAACTTGTCATTTTAAGATCTTCCGATACTGATTGAGGTGTTGGTAAAATGTCATCTTTGTAACATCCTGTTAAAATTGTGGATAATAACACCATTGAGAGAATTTTTTTCATTTTTGTCATTTTTAATTTACTATTATTTTTGTTTTTTTCAATTCATTTCTATCCACACTTTCAAGTACCAAATATAAATATCCTTTAGGTAGGGAATTGGTATAAATCTTCTTGACATTTTCACCATTTTGTCCAATAAACTTTTCTCTACTTATAATTTGATTTGTTGTAACATCTATTAAAGTTAACATGTAGGTACCTTCAGACGGTAAGTCAAAATATATTGATTGACCATTTGTAACTTTACTTTCATCCACATTGAATATTTTTTCAACAGTCATAATTGGGGTTGGTAATTCAGGTTTAGTACACCCCACCAATAAAATCAACGATATTAATATTATCTTTTTCATTAAAATTGAAAGTTTGTTCCTATCATGAATAGAATTGGGTTACTCTTTTTATATCCAACCGATTCACTTAATTTATCCCAAGTTGTGTTATACCTAATATTGGTATTCAATACAAATCTTTTAGTTATTTTCCAATCAATAGATGTACCATAATATAAGTCCAAATTGAAATCCTTTAAATATGCCAAATCGGATTCAGTACCATCTTTAAATACTTTGTAGATATCACTCATTGCAAATATTTGTGGTGAGACGTTTACTCTCTTTGTTTTCAATGTATAGGTGTACATCACCATACCTCTATAACTTATTTCACTTGATGCCGGCACCATTGGATATATTAAATCTTTAAAATCACCATTTTCATCTACCGTATATTTTCCTTCCCATTGACCTTCATATGTTCCCCAAAAAGATTTTGATGTAATTAAACTATATCCAAATGTTCCAAACTTTTTAGTTCTGAATACATCTATGAATGATAGTGTAATATCTTTTTGGAAATCAAAATCGGTTGAATAAAATGATTGTAATGTAGTAGTTCTCTTATTCGTATTTCTATTGAAACCATATCCTACTCCATAATATTTCCATATAGGGTTTATTGACGCTGCGAATGTGTGTCCCCATTGACCATTCATAGATGATTTATTGTAACCCAAATTAATAGTAGTTGATACTTGTCTACCAATTATACCAACTGAAAGATTTGATGATGATAGAACATCTTTTGAAAAATTAATATAAGATTGTAATATACCCACATCGTTCCAATCATCACTTTCTCCAAATAATTCTTTTGGTGATAATTGTAATGTATCAGGTTTTACGATTTGTGCGTTTACAACAAACCCAATTAAAACTAACGATATGGTTAATAATAGTTTTTTCATTTATATAATAAATCTAATATTTTACTTTTGAATTCTCTGTAAAAAACTGATTCGATGCTCCACCTCATAAGTTCGTCTTTTCTTATCCTATATCTATATCCGTCAAATATAAATTTTTCAGTCTCAATATCATCTATTAGATAAGCCACTTCCATATCTACTTCTTCTTCTTCTCTTCTATATTGATTATACCAACTACTAGGAACTTGAATAAAACACTTAACATTTACAATTTTATATTTACCTGTGTGAGAGATAAAATTCTTCATCTCATTATATTCAAATGATATATTCATAATTTTTAATTTATTTTTATTTTTAATTGTGTTCCATTCTTATTGACAGCATCGGTTGTTGATATTGAAGTTAAACCCAAAGTACCACTCAATCCTATTAATGGTAAAAATGTTATTTTATATTCTGTTGTTTTATCCAATAATGTTGAACCATCAGTAATCAATGAACCTAATGTTATTGATGAACCTCTATTAGTTCCAAAATTGGTAGGAGTTCCATTTGTGGTGAATTCTACCTTTTCAAACTTTAATGCTGTATTATCGTAGTTTAAATTGAATTGAGTACCAACCAACTCTTGTTGTAAAGGGTCTACCGAAATCGTTACTACTAATTTACCACCAATGTTTTCACCCATTAGATATGCGTTGATTTGATTGGAAACTGAATTAGTACCCAAACTCATAGTTCTAATAGAATTACTAGCAACACCACTTGTACTTTGTTGTGCTGAATGAGATAGGTTTACATCACCAAGCCAAGTAACATTAACATTGTATGTGTTATTAAGTGTACCCGTATTTAAACTAAACGGATATAAACTTCTTGTTGAATTAAATTTGGTATTCCAATTAGATTTAGTAATCCCATCATAATCTGATTTACTATAAAGTTTCATCAGAAAAGTTAATAGTGGATTTTGTGTAAGTGGTTGAACTCCTGTCAAATGTTGTAATAGTTTGTATGTATCCGCTTCGTTGAATACACCATTACCATCTACATCCGCGTTCAAAAATTGAATACCATTTGTAAATTCTAATCCGCTTTGATTTCCGAATATCCCACCATTTGATAATTCTTTAAATGCTAAAAACACATCTGATACGGTTACAACACTATTGTATAAAGTGTTTAAATCCGTTTGATTGATGTATGTTAACTCAATCCCATGTTGTTTATATGACATTATTGGTGAGAAAGTAAATTCCGCTCTTGTTCCATACCAACCATCTTGTAATCTTAATTGTGCCTGAAATGTAGATGATGTTATCTTAGTTGTCAAATTACCCGGCATTATATAAGTTTTCCAAAACCCACTTACACTATGAATACTAACCGGTCCATCGTATATATCAAATAATTTAACTGATGTTATATCACTTGGAGATACTCCTGTTCCATCAAATTCTCTTTCGTCTATTAACAATTGATGACCACCTAAATTTGCGTCATATGGATTTATTATTGCCCATTCAACTTGTCCTGCCGTTGTTGATGCTTTAGTACCAACACCACTTACTTTTGCGGTGTCTAAATCATTTGTTAAATCAACTTTACCTAAACCACTTATGGCTCTTGATGTATTAGTTGTTGTACTCCATAGATTATTTACATATCTGTTCGCCTTTGCTGAAAATTTAGTTTCATCTACATTACCACCAAAGTCAAAATTAAATCTAGTGGTTAATACTTCTCCATTTGAGTGGGTTACTGAATTGGTATAAAACTCCGTAAATGTTGCATCATCAGGGTTAGACCAAGTTCCATATTCAATTACATACGGATTTGAAAAATGGTTTGGTAAATCATTCCATTGAGAACCACCACCCCATTTAGTTACTGCGTAATCTTCATTACCACTATCATTTGGTTCACCGGATGCCCAGTTATTATATTGACCAACCATGTTTCCATTTAATTGGCCATTATTTATTTTAATTAAAGTTCCTTTTTCAGGTCCTGCATCTATTGTCCATCTTGCTTCACTTACTTCATCCGTTAATGCAAACCAAATATTACCTTGTGGTACATTATTGAAAATAAAAGCATCTTCATCTGCCGAAGTGATTGTTACCAAATATCCAGTTTGACCTTTGAATGTTGTTAATAGAGATGCTGCTCTCGCTCCGGTGTAAGTTGCCGTTGTTGTTATTGGTCTATAAAAGTGTCCGTTTACACCATTGTAATAGTATCCCGTTGGGTTTACAGTTGCCGCTACTGATAATGCAATATTACCTCTTACCGAACCTGTATTTACTTTTAAGGATGTCAATGCGGTATTAATGTTTGCCATTGTTCCTGTAACCACTAAACGAGTTTTGTTACCACTTAAAGTAAATCCACTTGCGGCTGTTAATCCTGTTGTAGTGTTTAATACAAATGTTGTCCCTGATGGAGGATTAACTAAACTGATTGACGCTAACAGTGTGGCTGTTGAATTAAACCCATTTAAAACAAATCCACTAGCATCTTGTGCACTAGTGGATTGTAAAAAAGACTTAGAGTCCGGAGCGGACACACTCTGTCCGAACCCTAAGAATGATGTAAATAAAAATAATATTAAAAATAATTTCTTCATATATTACTCCACAGTCAAATTAATCTTGTTTCCGTTTCCGTCAACAGCATCAGCTAAAACTGTATAAAATAAACCCGCAGTGTTTGTTATGGTTTCTTTTGGTGTAAATGTTAATTTATATGGTGTACCTGTTTTAATTCTTGCAGTTTTTGTTTGATCCATAGAACCAAATGTTAATCTACCATCTCCGTTTGTTGAGAAGTTAGTTACACTTGGACCCGCATCAAATGAAATATTATCAAAAGTTAATTTAGAATTATCATATTGTAATATAACCTCTAAACCAGCTAAACCTTCTTTTGTTAAATTACCAGTCAATACTACCTTACCGTTAACTATTGTAGAGGTTAAACTTAATTTAGCAGTTTCAAATACTTGATTATATGACATTGATTGAACTGACATTGATTTATTAACTCCAACTTCATCATTACCTTTAATTGAATTTGCATAATTACCAGTTGAAATTCTACTTGCAATTTCAGTTAATGAAGATGAGTGAGAAAAATCTAAATCACCATTCCAAGCAAAAACCATGTCCACCGCTTGTGTTGCTGATGTTACGGTCGTTATATACTTATTTGTACCATCTAACCATCCTTGATTTAATAATGAACTACCATAACGAAGTGTTGTTGCGGTAGATGAAGGGATAAATGCCTTTGTACTTACATCTATACCCATCACATGTGAAAATAAATAATATGCGTCTGTCTCATTATAAATCTCCGTACCCGTACCATCATCTTTAGATACGTTGGCCATTATTCTTTCTCGATTATATTGGAAAAAGTTTTTTGTACCATTAATGTCAGTTTGAGCGATACCTAAAAATGCTTTATACGCATCAGACACTGTTATAACATTGTTCATCCATGTTTTACCATTTGGAGGACTTACCATTAATCCAATGGTATCCCCTACTTTAACTTCGGTTGTAAATGTTGCTTCACCACTTGCATCTAATTGTTTAAATGCTAATGGGGGTTTAGTCCAATCAACATCAGTTTTAGTTGCGTTTAATTGTAATAATGAAATTCCATGATCTGCAATGGTATAACCTTGTGGAAATAATACTCTCACTTTAAATGACGAAGTACCACCTTTTACTGAACCTAATGATATTGTACCAGGATTTGTGGTGATTGGTGTGATACTTGCACTTGTGGCATCTATAGAGTATGCTAAATCTAATTTATGAATATTTGTATAATCAACTAAATCTTTGATTATATATTTTTGAGTTGCAATATCACCATTGATTGACGCATCGGTTCTTTGTATTGTCAATTGAGCGGCGTTCCAATCTGCGTTTGTTACGTAACCCCAAGGAGTTGCCAAATATTGTGCATATAAACTTGTCGCAGTAATACCATTTGCGGTACTTGGTGTAAATTTATAACCGGACCAACCCGTGTAAAATGTTTGTACTGATGAACCTTGTGAGAATACGGTTGAGACATATGTTAATGCCTTATTATTAAATTGGTACCTTAACCAAAAATATCTTGGTGTTGTTGTACCTTTATTAATTGTGTATTTTACCGAAAGGGTATCACCAACTTTTAAGTTTGCAGTGGGTGAAAACGATTGGTTAATTGTAAATTGAGCGGATGATTTAAACGTAGTTAGGGATAGTAAGATTACCCCAACAAGTGTCAATAATTGTTTCATTTTATTTATTTTTTTCCATTAATTTATTTATTAGTTTTTCACTAGCCTTTTTGAGTGCATTACTTAAAGAAGTTTGATTGAATGAACCTCCCTCATCGACGATAAGTGTTGACATTGAAACTTCAGATGATGATTCCTGAACAACCAGCTCTTTTTCTTTTTTACCGTCTTTTGTCAACGTCCCCTTCAGTCTAATGACCACTTCCTCTTCACCAGAATGGAAAACAGATATGTTCTTCTTAGTTGTAAGAACATCTAAATAAACAATTTGTACTTGTAATTTGTACGGAGATGATGCGGATAAATCGTAACCCTTTTCTTGTAGAAACTCTTCTAATATATTTTTAACCCCGAATGCTAAATTTCTGTTACCAGCTAATTTTCCGATTTTAACTTCGTTAGTTACACTCTCAACCCATATGTGGTCGTCGGCATCATACCATATGTTTTCAGGTGAGTTTTTGAACGTACCGTCAATTCTCCATTCAATCCAATTGACTATATTTCGTGTTGTTTCGGTTTTACCTGCCATTTCGAGGTAAACCATGAATAATTGAAAACATAACGCAAATAATATCCAAAATCCAGCAAAGAAGATGAATAGGTGAGCAAGTTTATGTCCTAGGGTGATTGATAGAGATTTGATTTTTTCCATATAAAAATTTTAAGTTTCACCTACCAATTTTCATACGAAAAAAGTAAGTGGAGAGATAAGTTTATTTTGTCTACCAATAAATATCACTTTATGTTGACTAGTCTAAAAAATATTTTAAACTTTTATTGATTATATACATATTTATTAGTACCTTTATAAAAATAAACAAATTTCAATGAGACAAATAACATATACAACGTCGTTCATGAATCCGCAAATTACGTGGAATGAGCAACCTATGTCCATATGTCTCGATGATACTGATGTTGGTTAATTTAGTTTAACTTAAAATATTAGAAAACCTCGGGACTTAAAAATCTCGAGGTTTTTTGTTTTTTATATAAAACGAGTAATATAGGGTAATGGACTAATGGCTAAGTCACTTGCTTTGGGAGCAAGGTATCATGGAGGTTCGAGTCCTCTTTACCCTACAATTGTTGATGTAGCTTAATGGTGAAGCTTTCGGCTGTTAACCGAACGACTATAGGTTCGAGTCCTATCATCAACGCAAACATCCGTGTAGTTCAATTGGTAGAACGCCGCTCTCCAAAAGCGTAGATGAAGGTTCGAGTCCTTACATGGGTGCATATTGTCCTTTAGTATAGCGGTAGTACAAGTGGTTTTGGTCCATCTAGCTGTGGTTCGAATCCACGAGGGACATCAACAATGCGGGGAGGAGGGTTCCCAACCAGTCTCATAAGCTGTGTTTTTCAGTTTCGACTACTGGCCCCGCAACCATTTTTTTATACAAAAAATTTAATTTATATTAAAAGAAAAACACAATGGAAGACAATGTAATAAACAGGTTGGTGCCAAGATTAAGGAAAATAGGTGTTAATGTGGAACTATTTGGAAATTATCCTTGGATATACTTGGATAAGGTAAATGGTAATAAAGTAAAACGAGAAGATTTCTTTGAAGGAAATCACGGATTTACAATTGCTTTCTTACCTTTGAAGGATGAAAAGATGGAGTTAACCGACATAAAAGAAGTTTTTAAAATAATAAGAAAATATAAATAATATGGCGAAGGGAATATTAGAATATGATTTAAACGATTCAGACGACGCAATGGCACATCTAAGAGCCGTCAAGTCTTTAGATATGGCAATGGCTTTATGGGACATTGTACATAACACTAAAAAAGGTTTAGAATGGTCAATGGAGGGTAAAGAAATTGACAAATATGATGCTTTGGAATTAGTGTATGAAAAAATACACGAAATATTAAATAACCATAACATTATAACAGACGAATTAATAAATTAAAGAATGGAAAATAATGTTGACGCTTTAAAACTTAAAGCTGAATCAGAATTAAGAAGGGTGAAGGACGAAAGGGAGAAAAGAATTAAGGAGTATTGGAAAAACATACCAAAATTTAATAGTCCTGATGATGTTCCCGACTTACCAAAAGTTAACCAACAAGAATGGAAAGATTATTATGTTCCAAAACTGATTGAATCAGGAGCAATACCAAAAACGGAACTAATTGAAAATCAATCATATATTGGAAACCACAGGAATGCTCAGGTAGCCAAATGGAACGGTCAAAAGTTTGTTTATCGAAGAACCAAGTTTAATAGTGTTTTTGATGATGAATGTAACCATTTTGAGGATGATGATGGGTTTGCCTTATTTGTTCCAATTGGACTTGCGACTGAGGAACAATATGAAAAAAACTCTTTACTATAGACAGTAAAGAGTAAACAATAATTTATGATAATTTGGTATATTCATAATTATTTCTTATCTTTGTAGGAGAATAAACCTTTGAAATATGGCTAAAGCTCCAAGAACATCGAGAAGAGTTGCGAAAAAGGCTAGTAAAGCTTTAAGAAGTAAGAAATCGAGTAGAACCACAAAAACCCTTGCGGGTTCGGCTTTAAGACAACGAAGAAGAAAATAAAATATTGGTTGATTGGGATTTAACGGGGCTAGCGAATAGCGAGAAACGCCAATCATAAAAACAGATGTCCACACCCCCATCTTCTGTTTTCCATAGTGGCCCGAATAGCTCAGTTGGTAGAGCAGCTGATTTGTAATCAGCAGGTCGTCAGTTCGAGTCTGACTTTGGGCTCAACAGGTGACGACGGTGGTGGAACCCCACTGTCTATAAATCTCAACACCCGCCTTGATTCGCGGTATTATAGCGGTGAGAGTAGAGTTACTACAAGTCGGGAGTAATTAACCCAATGACGAAAGTGTAACCACCAATGAAAATTGGTTATGATGTACGAAAGGGTACGAAAAACCTGTTAATTTTTTTGAGACTAATTCAATCGAGGACTTTGTCAACCAGAGCAGTGACTCGGATGGTGCAATTTAAGTTGGGTTAGAATCAATTTTGGATTGTTGGTGAAGTTGGTTATCATGCCACCCTGTCACGGTGGAGTTCACGGGTTCGAGTCCCGTACAGTCCGCACGGTTCGGTTAGTCACCGAATAGTATGTCCAATATGAAGAGAAGTGGTTTGACGACCATATGGAACTGATGATAGGACAAGGTTCTATTTAGATTGACCGTCTACTGTAAGGGGTAATATAGTAACCCAATGGTCTATTCCTAACCCGAAAGGGGACAGCTAAGACACCTGTGAGTTGGATAAATGAAGGTGTCAACGGAGAGATGGCAGAGTTGGCCGATTGCGTCAGTCTTGAAAACTGAAGAACGGGAAACTGTTCCGTGGGTTCGAATCCTACTCTCTCCGCAAAGAATTAACTAAGATACCGTAAAATCGGTAGGTGGTGATTCCAGATTTATCTGTGAACCATTTAAACCCTGATAGCAATGTTAATTCTCATTTGCCCCTGTCGACTAAGGGTTAGGTCACATCCCTTTCACGGATGTAATACGGGTTCGAATCCCGTCGGGGGTACAAAATTTTTTTATATTAAGATATTGATTTTCAATATTTTATTCTGTATATTTATCATATTATTAATATTTATAATATATGATAGATAAAATCACATTATCGTTAATGTTATTTTTTAACACATTAACATCATCTATCGACCCAAGCCTTTCCGATGAAAGAAAGTCAGTCAATCAAATAAAAAAAGAGATTAAGTCTCTTGAAAGAAAGATTGAATGGGTTGAAGTAACAGATGAGAATTACGCTAGCAGGGCCGTCAAAACCAAAGAAATCACGGACGAGATTACCAAATTAAATGGTAAAATTGTAAAGATTGAGAAGGTTGCAAATTTAAAAGATAAGTGGGCTAAGGAGGATTCCTTAACCAAATCAAAAAAATGAAAAAAATTATTTTAATGCTTACGTTACTTTTGGGAGTGGAAGTCGTGGCAAATGGACAAGAGTGGTTTATAACCGCCACTCGAAAAGGCGGTCCATCAGATGGTTATATAACAGGTGGGTTTATGAAAAAAGGTTGGGGATTTTATGCGGGACTTCCGTATGGTGAAGTAGGTGGTACCAATGGTGGAATTACAATTCCCCCTGGCGTCAACACTAATACAGGAAACGTATCTGATAACATGAAGTTCGGTGTTCTTAGACAAGTAAAAGAGGACAAGGCGATTGTTGGATTTGGATTACAACCAACAGTTGATGGTAACAAACCAAATCTTCTTATAATGTACAATCCACTTAGACCAAGTAGTGTTTTAAATCTATGGACAATTGGTAATATGGTTGGTGATGATTTTACATTAGGACTTGGATTATCATATAAAGTAAAATAAAAATTTTTAGTTGTGTTAAACCCCCGAACAAACTAAAAATGTTCGGGGTTTTTTATTTCACTTTTTTTCTTTATATTCTAATTATAATAAAACTATTTGTTTATGACATGGAATTACGAAAACACTTATTTAGTTCATATTGAACTTTCTAATCGATGTAATGCCGCCTGTCCTCTTTGCCCAAGATATGTAAACCATTCCTTAAAGGTAAATCCTGAATTAGATTTGGATAGTGTTTCTTTAGTGAATTTCAAAAAATGGTTTCCGTTAGATTTTATTCAGAAAAGTAAAAGTTGGATTTTTTGTGGGACCAATGGTGATCCGATGATGGCAAAAGACGCATATGAAATTTTAGAATATGTTGTAAAAAATTCAAAAGCCAAAATTCAAATAAACACAAACGGGTCAATGAGGGATGTAAAATTTTGGGCGAAATTAGGAAAACTTTTTGCGGAACCATGTGAGAATAGTAGATATGTGGTTTTTAGTGTGGATGGTTTAGAAGATACGAATCACATTTACAGAAGAAATGTTAAGTGGGATAATGTTATGAAGAATATGAAGTCATACATTAAATCAGGAGCATTAGGAATTTGGGACTTTTTAATTTTTAAACACAATGAACATCAATTAGTTGAAGCTGAGACATTAGCGAAAAAAATCGGTATCACATTTTCACCTAAGAGACCTTTTGGATTTGAAACACATGAACCTGATGTATACCAAGATTTAATGGTTTACGATGAGAATGGAAATTTCCTTTATAGAATTGAACCCGCAACTGAACAATTTAGATTAAATCATTCAGTTAAGAAATTTGAAATTAGTGAAGATAAAATTTGGTTACCAAACGACAAACCAACTAAAGAATCGATTGATAAAAAGTGGAATGATGTAATTAATAATAATTTAAAAGATTTTGAATTTCCTGAAAGGTTTAAAGGTAAAGCAGTAAATTGTAAATCGTGTCACCAAGCTGGTATGGAAATATATGTCGATTGTAAAGGAAACGTTATGCCGTGTTGTTTTGTTGGTACCATGCACAATAGTAATTTTCAAAACAACGAAACTTTACAAATCAGAAAAGAAATTAATAACTACGGTAAAGATAAAATAAACCTAAATAATTATTCTTTAGTCGAAATTTTAGATAGTGATTATTTGGATTCTGTTTATGCTAATAGATGGGAGAATGCTAAAAGTGATAAAGATAAAATGGTTTATTGTTTTAGTACATGTTCTACTGACCATATGAAAGACCTTTTTGTTAAAAAAGATGGATTACCAATTAGTGAGATTAAATAAAACACATGGATAAAAAAATATTATTTATTGGTGATAGTTGGGTTACGAATTTATTTAATAACTACGTATGGGGTACTAAATGTCCAATTAAAAGTTTTTGGATTGATGAAGGATTTACTCCTTATTTTTTAGGTGACCCTAGTAGAGATACTCAAACAATTATAGATTTATGGATAAAGTGTATACCTCACTTAACACCTGATGATTTATTAGTGATATTCTTACCAGTTTTTAATCGAACAAGACTTCCATTAAATGAAAAGGAATTTTATCCTATTATGGGTGACGTTACAAAAGTTAATAGCCGATTTAGAGGAACCAAATCATATAACCCAAAATTTACTTTTTTAGAAATATGGGGTAATGAATATAGTTTTGATTACTTCAGTAAAAAAATGGAAACTCAAGAATTAATTAATGGTAGTAATTCATCAATTTTAAATTATATTGAGGTTATCGATTCATTATGTAAAATAACACCATGTAAAAAACTTGTTCATTGTTGGGATTATAAAAAACATGATAGTGAGGTTATCGTTTATCGAGATGAGATGACTGAGTTGGTTGGAATGTGGGAAACAAGAGCGGAAATACATAGAAGAACTAATGGAGAACAAGAAATGGAGGGGGATTCTCATTGGAGTGATGAAATGAATTTAAAATTTATGGATTTCTTAAAAAAACATTTTAGTAAAAAGTATAAACAAAAACGTTTGATATGATTAAATCAAATAAAAAATACGATAATTTAATAACATTTGGTTGTTCTTTTACTGGTGGACATCTTTTGGGTGAAGAAGGTTCATGGGGTTTTGCACTTTCCAAACTATTAAATTGTAATCATGTTAATAAAAGTGGGGGTGGGTCAAACACAAATATGGTTTCTAATATCATAAATTATTGTGAAAATAACGACATGACCGATTCTTGTATTGGTATTCAATGGAGTGAAGTTACAAGAAGAGAATATTGGGACGATAATAACAATAGATTCAACACATTAGGTTTAGGAACTTTTGATCCCCAACATAAAATCCTTGAACGAGATAATAGTCATTACGATTCATTAAGTTTTATAAAAAATAATTATTCTTTTTTTGGACCGATGTGGTTTAATCTTTCTGAAAATTTACTAAGGACTATAATCGCTATGATTAGTATAAAGTCATATTTAAAAAATAAGAATATTGATTTTATAATGTTTGAAGGAATAAACTCAATTAAAACAATAAATAAATCGTTTTACCCTGAGAATTATAAAACAGATATTAATCACTATGGGTCATCACAAGGAAACGATTTTAGTTTATTGAGGGATGAGATAAGAATATCACTATTAAATGATGACACATTTTATAGTGAATTGGGTGATTGGATGAATGCAATGTATGAACATCCCAACTTTGATACAAAATTAAATGATGGACATCCACATCAAGAAATAGTTGATTGGTGGGTTGGTAACATATATCAACACATTAAAAATGTTGAGGATAAAAATAATTTTTAACATTTTAGGTTTTTAATTTTTTTATTCTTATATTAGTATAGGTTCTTTGAAATTTTAAAAAAAATATGCCTGGGTGATGAAATGGTATACATGACAGACTTAAAATCTGTTGAGCAGAAACGCTCGTGCGGGTTCAAGTCCCGCTCCAGGTACAACACTATCGTTCTTTGGAAATAAAGGAGAAAATTAATATGGATATATTATCATTTATTTTAGGAATGTCTATAGTTGTGGTTATCGCAGTTGCGGTAGTTGCGGTTATAGCCTTTGTTAAAGTTAATAAAACTAACAAAGAAATTAGAGAAGTAGAACAATGTCTCGGAAGAGAGATTGAAAATCAAAACAGAGAACGTGAAAATGCAATGAACGATGTTTATCGTGTATTGGATTCACGTTTAGATAAACTTGAGAGTAAAATAACAATAAGCCGTAAGGCATAACGATTAAATAAAAACTTTCAAAGACGATAGTGTTAATTTTGGTTTCGTAGCTCAGTTGGATAGAGCAACATCCTTCTAAGATGTGGGTCTTTGGTTCGAATCCAAACGGGATCACGTTATCGTTGAAATACACGATAAATGATTTTATCGTTTCAATAAACGATATGGACTTGTAGCTCATTAGGTTAGAGCGGCACACTCATAATGTGAAGGTAATAGGTTCGATTCCTATCTGGTCCACTATTTAAAGTATGGGACTCCGATGGAAGTCCACAAGAAGAGCAGAAGTTTTTCATCCATCATTTATTATCATGGAGACCGCTAAATCGAGTTAGTGAAAATCTACATTCTCCGTGATAATTTCATTCAAAACATCTACCGGTGGTTCCACACTAAGGTTATGTGAGGTTTCGGCTGATAAAAGGATGTTATATATTGTAGTGTGACGAAACTGGCAAACGTGCCCTCCTGTCTCGGGGGCGGTGAAAAAGAAATAGGTAAGTAATATGGGGTAGACCACCAGCCGGCCGGCAAAGTGTTACTTACTGAATCTCATCTTGGTGGTTCGAGTCCATCCGCTACAGCTAATTGTAAATTAATATGGAAAAACCTGTAATAGTAAACGTACATGAATGTCCCGAATGTAAAATCCCAAAAGGATGGGGAGAAGAAATAATAATTTGTAATCACGAATTATATTGTGGTAAATTATTATGTTTTAAACAAGGTGCAAAATTTTCTATGCACTATCACATGATTAAAGATGAAACGTGGTATGTTAATGAAGGTGAATTCATTTATAGATGGATTGATACAGAAACCGCAGAAGTAATTGAACAAAAATTAAATGTTGGTGACACGGTGAGACAAATGCCAGGACAACCACATCAATTGGAGGCACTTACTGATGGAGTTGTTTTTGAAGTATCAACACAACACTTTGATTCTGATTCATATAGAGTATGGAAGGGGGACTCTCAAAAATGAAAATTTGGGTAAACGGAACATTCGATGTGATGCACATTGGACATATTAAATTACTTGAACATGCAAGTAGTTTAGGTATTGTTAGAGTTGGTTTAGATACTGACGAAAGAATAAAAGAAAAAAAAGGTTTGAAGAGACCTATTAACACATTACAAGATAGAATTGATTTTATGAAATCAATTAAGTATGTTGATAGTGTAGTTAGTTTTAGTTCAAATGAAGAACTGGAAAATAGAATAGAAGAATGGGATGCCGATATTATGGTTATTGGTGATGATTATAAATATCACGAAATAATTGGTAGTCATTTAGTTGATAGAGTTTCATTCTTTGATAAAATAAAAAATAAATCGACAACAAAAATTTTAAGTTCATTTTTATAATATAATTTTATTATTTGGATTTTTTTTATTATATTTTATTATAAATAAAAACATAGATAATATGAAATGTATTAAATTAATTAAAACAAGTAAGGGTCACGAAATTGGTCAGATTTTAAGGACCGACGATAACGAAGCGGAATTTAGAGTAAAAGGTGGTAATTGGGCGTTTGCCCCTAAATCAGAATGGAGAGCAACTAAAAGGGGAAAGAAAGAAGAGGTTGAGATAAGTCATGATATGGGTGGATCCATTGAAGTTAGAAAAGAAAAGAAAAAAAATAAAAAATAATTCATTAATGTTTTGTTTTTATAAAAATTTTCCTTACCTTTGTAAAAGAAACAAGAAATAGTTCTTTGAATTAAAAATATTGGCCGCCTATGGTCAACAAAATAAACCATGAAAGTGGGATAAAGTGATTTCATTTGGTTGAATGAGATTGCGGTTTTAGAAATAGAACTCGAGTAGGCAAGCAAGATATCATTGAACCTTAAGTACTGAGGGTAACACTGTAGGGAAAGTGGTTTAGTGACCAAGCGATGCAGGTCGTTTGGTTGAGTTCGGAAGAACAATAAGAATAACTTGTAGAATTATTACAAGAAGTAGGACCTCCAATCTTACAATTGTGTGATTCAATATAATGGGAATTTTAAAACCGAAAGGTATGGTAGTGTACAAGTGGTGTTGTTACTATCCTTAATTAGACCCTACCAAGGGTTTAGTTTTGAAGAGGTCCAAAAATATGGAGGCAGGGATGTCTCAGAGAGTAGTTTAGTATCGAGTCGCTCAAAAGGTGGCTTGGCTGGTCGACGAACCACTACTTTCCTAATCTGCAAACCAAAAACTTTGTTAATTCAGGTTTAACAACTCATAATTAAAAAGAAAAAGTGTTCGTCAGTCATTGGAGACAGGTGGCTACTTAGTCGTGAGGGGTTCACGGCCATAAAGGGACTCAATCCCAATATGATTTTTAAGAAAGTTCTCTAAACCCATAAGGTTTAATTGGGATGGCAATCTCGAAGAGTAATAAGTATTAAAAGAGTATCTGATGACTTAAGGATTGGTTAATCTAATTGACCGCCGCTGAGGATTACTACTCAAAAGGTAGTGGAAAAGAATGGGAAACAATAATCCGTTCAAAAGATTCTCGTTAAGACATGTATTCTCAGTGTTTTTTTTTCTTTGTTTACTAAAACAAAGTGGTGGAATTGGAACGTTTTAAAACCGTTCGGCCCTAAGAAAACCAGTCAGAAGAAATTCTGACTTTTTTTTTGCTTTTTAAATAATATTTCGTATATTTCAATTATGAGAATAATCTGCATATCAGATACACATAGCTTACAACATAACATGTTGCATGAAATACCTAAGGGTGATGTGTTAATTCATGCTGGTGATATCTCAAATAAGGGTGGTGAAAGAGATGTTACTGAATTCATTCATTGGTTTCAAAATATAGAGGGTTTCGATACTAAAATATTCATTGCAGGTAACCACGATTTTTGTTTTGAGAGAGTTAACCAACCACACCATAAAGGTGATTACGATTGGTTACATAACCTAATGTCTTCTGAAAACCTATCTCAATCTGATGTGACTTATTTGGAAGATAGTTTTTTAACAATTGAAAGTCCTGAGTTTTCTCGACCTATTAAATTTTATGGTAGTCCTTGGCAACCTAATTTTTATGATTGGGCATTTAACTTACCAAGACTGGGTGATGAAATGAAAGGTAAATGGGAGATGATACCTGACGATACGGACATATTAATTACACACGGACCCCCAAATGAAATTAGAGATTTCGTAAGTAATTGGAGACAAGGTGATATGAATGTTGGGTGTGAATTGTTAAGATATGAATTAGATAATAGAATTAAACCATTTTTACATGTGTTTGGACATATACACGGAGCGTACGGTGCTGTTTACAATAAAGAAACTCTTTATGTTAACGCATCCACATGTACCGAACAGTATATCCCATCAAATAAACCAATCGTTGTTGATTTAAATGAAGTTGACGGCAAAATAATTGCAACGTATGTCCAAGAATAATTTACCTGTAAGTGTTGTGATATCAACACGTAAAATTGATGATGCGTATTTGAAACATGTCGAAAAAATGTTTTCACATCCCAAAACACAAATACTCATTTATGAGAACGATGGTGTTGAGTCATTAACTCAAATTTATAATATAGGATTAAAAGATTCTGTAAATGATATTGTTGTTTTTATGCACGATGATCTTATTTTAGAAACTTCTAATATAACACCTAAAATAGTTAAACTATTTGAAAAACATTCAGAGTATGGAATTATAGGTGTTGCTGGAACTGATAAATTAACAAGTGGGGTTTGGTGGAATAATAGAGAAAATATGTTTGGTGTTGTTGGACATATACACGAAGGTAAGAGACACGTTAATCATTATTCTAAGAGTGTTTTTAATGACGTTCTTAAAGATGTGGTAGTTGTAGATGGATTATTCATTATGGTCCATAAGAAACGAATTAAAAGGGAATTTAATGAGGAGTTTGGTGGATTCCATTTTTATGATATATCATTCTGTGTGGATAATATATTAGAAGGAGTTAAAATAGGTCTTACAACTAAAATTGGTTTAACACATAAATCAATAGGGATACCCAATAAACAATGGGAGAAAAATAAACTGTTTTTTGAGGCGATATATGAAAAATATCTCCCAATTACAGTCAACTGATTTTAACATAATAACGGATATTTATATATAAAACTAAAAACATGAAGAAAATTTTTGAATTAATTAAAAAACTATTAGGTGGTGGCACTTCCCTTGAAAAAGCGGCACAATTACAAGAATTACAAGTTGAGGTTAAAAAAGAGGTTGAGGTTGTGAAAGAAGTGGTTGCTGAAGCTAAGGAGGTTGTTACTGCTGTTAAAAAGAAAGCTGGTAGAAAACCATCGGCAAAGAAATAATATTTTCTTTATTTTTGTGATATTCTAGGGTTAAAATTTGTTTTTTAACCCTTTTTTCACTATCTTTGTATCATAGTTCTTTAAAATATGGGGGTGCCTGGCATTGATTTCAGGTATCGGGAATAAGTGGCACGTAGTCAGACTTCATCTATGACTTAAATCTACGGTGGAAAATTTCAAACGGCAACGTTTACAAAAACATGGAAATTGCAGGTTTACTTGCAACTTCCAACGTAGCAGTAGCCTAAGGCGAAACTACAATCGGGTCGACTGGCATATAACCTAGGAACAGAAGCCTTCAAGGTGTAACACCACTTAGAGTGTTGGAGCAAATCTGACGGCTCTTGAAAATCCGGTTAGGAACAGTATTGATGGTTTCCTGTAATTAACCTTCTATTTGTCTGTTGAGAACCAATAGAATAAACGTGTAGTCATTTATTGTTGAACAGGAAAGACACGGGTTCGAGTCCCGTCACCTCCACAAAGCTTCTTAGCCGTAGCTTTTTTGATTAGTAAAGTAAATAGGAAACCCTTCAGAAATGAGGGGTTTTTTATTTGTGGAAAGTCCTATAACGAACAAAAGGTCCGAAGACCCTTTGTCGAGATTAAGAACACCTCCTTTTCGTTTAAATTAATTATTGTTTAATGGCGACCAAACCGATTAAACTCTTCTATAAATATCAGTCATTTTCCATTTCGAGGTTTCTTCTCAAAACTTTTTTGATAATATTTTCTTGTAATGTTTTTCTATTTAATACCTCCATAGTTGAGTCATCAACTATACCTGTGACTTTTAATGGGTTACCCATTTTATCTTTGTTTGAACTTTGAAAATCTTTAACTGATGATAATGTTCTTTGACCAAAAATACCATCAGGAGTACCGTCCTTAGATATGTTCTTATAACCATTTTTAATTAATGAATTTTGTATTTTTGTAACCTCATCTCCCTCAGACCCCAATTTAATATTGTTAGATGTTAAAGAAATGTCTTCATTTTCATTTGAGGTAGATTTTTTTACTACATCGTTTTCCCAATAACCAAGTTTAGAATCTAATCTTGCACCATTCTCTGTGTTAACAATAAATTGATTTGCACCATTACAATCCCAAGTACCGTTAATTTTTCTATTTGGATCATTTCTACTTATGTAGATAAATGTTTTATCCATATTAAATTGTAATTGACCTCCACTTGATAGTTTGTAGATAATACCATTTGTACCATCTAATTTTTTTGTTATACCTTTTAAAATTTGTGAATTATTTACACAAGAAAATGCCGAGTTAACTTGTGAATCGTCAACAGTATTTGTTGTGGAATCAGTATTTGTCGTTGTTGTGGTGTTGGTTGTTGTGGTTTGTGTCACTCCTTTACAATATTGATTATTTGGATATAAATCACAAACATATAACTTATAAAATTTATCAATCGAATCGGTATACAATTCTAATTTAACCATTTGATTGAATAATTTAGTAATGGTACTTTCATCCTTAAACCACGAATCAACCCAATCGGGGTAAAGTTTATTAGTTATGATTCTCTCCTCAACTAAAAAAATATATAATTTAACTCTATTTTTTCTCATTTTTTTTTAATTATCAGGTAACGCATTAGGGTCATTTAATGCTCCTCTTTTACTTGAAGTACCACCACTATTATTGTTACTATTACTATTACTATTTCCACCACCTAAACTAGGTATACCACCACCTAAACTAGGTACACTACTCCCTCCATTAAAAAATCCACACAGAGTTGAACTTAATCGACAAGCGACTACTCGTAAAGCATCCATCCCTGTTATTCCACCAACAATAACTGCCAAAAGTAAAATACCGAGAGCCCAACCAACGGCACCCTTTGCGGCACCAAGTACTAAACCTCCTTTATTTAAAGTACCTATAACAGTATTAAACCAATTTGATACTTTTGGGTCCGTTCCCTTAGGGAATCTAGATAAATATTTTTCCGTATTTGTTAAAAATTGAGCTTGTGTTACACCATTACAGTTTAATTGTAACCATTCCACTATCATTTTTTTCTTTTTAGGGTCTTTTAATAAAACACTAAAAACAGGATCAACCTCAATTAGTTTCAACATATCGTCAGCCATGACTTTAGATCCCAAATTACTACCAAATCCACCTGTTGCATTTGGTTTTGGTTTTGGTGTTCCTGATGTGTTTGGTGTTCCTGTTCCCGTTAGTTTTGGTTTTGGTTTAGCGTTCTTTAATTCATTTGTAAATATTGTTCTAAATTCTGTACCATCTTTTAATGTTCTTGGTAAAAGTGTGGAAATTTCATCCGCAGTCATTCTACCAGAGGCAACAGCATCAATTGATTTACTAATTGTTGACATCGGTACCCTAGTACCGGCTCTTGAAAGTATAAAAACTTCTCCCGTTGCATCTGCAATTATATTTGTTGCACCTTTACTAAATAAAGATTCTAAATTTTTAACAACATCATCACCAAATGAAGCCTCCATTTTATTAACCAATCTACCACCCAAATATTTTGTTAATAATTTGGCCAATGGATTCTCATTTATCAATTCTTTGGTTGACTCACCTAAAAGTCTTTTTATTCTCCTAATTTCCTCTTCAATTAAATGTTTCTTCATATTTTTATTTCTTATTTTTAATTCCTAATTTATCATTAAGTTTTCTTATATTTTCTTCTTCTTTATTTCTCTCCACTGCGTCATATGTCTGATCATATGCAACACCCGCCGCCGTGTACCCTGCGATGACCTTACCTGTATTTTTAACTCCTTTAGTTATGTTAGTTTTAACTATTTTATTTTGAGCTTGATTTCTTGCGGCCTTAATAGATATTTCTTTTGCCGATTTTTCCATTTGTGCTTGAATCAATTGTCTATTTTTTGCGATACCTTCTAACACTTCAATCTCTGTTGGATTTAAAGCTTTAGACCCTATCCTTACTTTAGCCGCCAATGATGACATACCAGAAGTTCCTAATTTTGCAATTCCAGGTATTGCCTTACCAATGGTTGGACCAACAACGGGTAACAATGAGAACATTAACATCAATCCAGCAGTCTTAGTGTCCCCTTCATCATAATATTGTTTAGCATCGTACGCCATAATTCCTGAGGATATTGCCACATTAAGAAACGGTACTGGAATTGCCAATGCCGCAATACTTAAAATTGTATTACGAGTATGTGGATTCATGTTTATAATTGAATTCACAAGTTCTCTATTTTCTCTATTTGATTTTACCGCAGCGTCATATGTCCCGTAACGTCTATCAAACGCCAAATCATTTTGTTCCTTTAATGGATTACCATGCCCCCTCGTTAATTTACTACCAACCACATCAGACCATTTACTAACCGATACTTGATTACCCGGTCCTCTCTCTATCCCACTCTCCCATTTACCCACTTCAGGATAACCCTGTCCTCCACTTTGATTGGTGGAAGTTCCAGCTGTTGGTTGTGCCGCAGTTGCGTCACTTGATACATCTTGTTCTTGTACTGTAAGTCGTTCATTTACAGATTGTTTTATTAAAAAATTCAGTTGTTTTTCACTAAGCATCATTTCCATGTTCTATAAATATCTAAAAAAAAGTTTGAATTCTATTGCTATATCCCAAAAAATACCTAATTTTGTGTAAAATATAAAGAGATGAAGAAGATATTAGTGATTTTTATAATACCATTCCTATTTGGGTGTGAAAAGTATGAGTTAATTAGTCCTCCGAGTTTAAGTGGTGGTAAATGGATTTTAACGGATTACGATGTAACCGTTATTAGTTCTATTAGTGATGTTAAGGTCATTAAAACGGATACCGTTTGTATAACTTCTTTTAATTTGCAACAATTTACCAATAATGGTGTCATTATGAAACAAGACTATAATAACACACAAATAGACCGCAGATTTATAAGGGGTAAAACCACGTGGGAATTTGATGGTTCAGGTAAATCAAACTTTTATGAATTATTTTGTAATTACAACCAAATGCCAGGAATTGTAAAACCAAACCCGTTCACTGTAGATTTATCAATTTATGATAAGAATTTGGCAATATATAACACAACAAACGGCGCGGTAACAAATTACACATATCGAGTAAATGATGTTGGGTATCCAAGAACATTAACACTGTTAAGTCCACCGATTGTTACCGATTTATACATGTCTAATGGTTCAAGGGATAAAGCGGCAACTGTTAGAATTACCTTGTATTTTATGAGATAGTCTACTCTTCGTAGATATTTGGGTCAATCTTTGCATACATTTTGATGTATTGACCTGCTTTGGCGTTTGCTTCATCCTCAATCTCACCCCCAATATCGGGTGGTTGTGGTCCGTCTAAACGACCTTCTTCAAATTGTTTGTGATGTACCAACTCATGGGCCACACTTCTCATTATATCGACTAATGCTCGATTCTTACCATATACCCTTACTATCTTGTTTTCTTTCGTGTAATCGTAATGTGCGGTGGTTTTAAGACCATCTCTGTTAGCTTGAATAGAAATGGTGGGAACTTTTTCAATTTCCAATTCTTTTTTAACAAATTTTACAAAACTGTTAAGTTTATCTTTTTTATCGTCGTTAAGAAATCCCATAGTTATAAATATTACAAACTTTGTTCTTCGGGTAAATCATTTTCTTCCCCGTACTCCCTAATCAAATCAATCACAAAATCTTCATCGATTTCATCTAAATCTTCCTCTTCCATTATTTGAGGTGAGTAATAGACAATATCTTCATAAGTGAGTCGTAAAATTCTGTAGAAGTTATCTCCATCCTCTTCAGTCGAAAATTCAACGTACAATGTCCTATTGTTATCGTTGTAAAGGTATTCGTGTATAATCATGTAAACATTGATAATTATATTACTTTTTTACAAAAACATTTTTTTCTTATTAAACAATACAAAAAAGAATAAAAAAGGTTATAATTAATTATATGGATTGGTATACCGTTGAATATTTGTACCCCGATGGGTTTAAAAAATTTACTGAAAAAATGTTTCCTTATGTTGGGGTCGTGAGTCTAAGCACATTAGAATTTTATGATATTAAGAAACTATATAATTTTTTTGACAAAGAAGGAATCTATCTAACTATTGAAATGTATAACCTCAATCAATGGGTTTTTAGTATTTCACTACAAAACGGAATTGTTTTAGGACCCAACCAATCAACCAAATCAAATAGAGAAGACATTGAATATGATGGATTTTTAGAGTGTTTTAAATTATTGAATAAGAAATTAGAGAATGTCTGAAGGTATTTATAATATGAATATGTCCGTAAACTTTTTGTTACAAGCCACCAGAGTATTAAGTTTTAACAACTACGATGATGATGAACTTAAAATGGTGTATGATTTTATGATTTCCATTGACAATGAAATTTTAAATGATTATAATATGAGTTGTAGTATCATGATATATAATAACGATTTAGAGTTATATGTCGAGATATTAGACGCATTAATTAACATTTTTGAAGATAGGGAGGAATATGAAAAATGTCAGTTATTGATAGATAAAAAAGAAGAGTCATTAATAATTTTAGAAAAAAACACAATTTAATTATGTCAGTATTTGGAATGTCCGAAGAGGAAAAAAAGAAAATTTTGGAGAAACATAAAGAGGCAACTAAAACCCATTATGTTAAAGTAAACGAAACTAAGAAGGGTTTACAAAAACCTGAAGAAAAAAAAGTAATTAAAAAAACCCCCTAATTGGGGGTTTCTTTTTTATTTAAGAATCTCGTAAGAAATATATAACACAACCAAAAACATCCTGAAATAGAATAAAAAATGAAATCGGCTACCCAATACGAACCACTTATATCCATTATTAATTTGAATAGGGCGTCGTAACCAAATGGGAGAAAGAACATTGCCAACATTAGCGATGTATCTTTGTATAAAATTAGTCTCTTTTCTTTTTGAGAGAATTTGTTTTTTATTTTGTTTATCACCGTCGGAATCCATCTATGTTGAGTTAGTAAGTTATGTCAAAAGACTAAAAGAATAAATATCTAGTTTTCCCTTCTTTCTTCCATTGAGTAATGTTCAAATCTATCATGTTCGGTTGGGGTTGCTAAAAGTATACCAGGTTTAATATTTTCTTTAATTGTTTCTTGATATATGTATGACATCCACGTCTGTTCAAATGGATGAGCCCATTTAGTATCTAAAAACATTTTCTTATTACCTTCTCTTGAAACAACTTGTGGCCAATTACAATAATATACATCACCTGATGCATATGGTAATTGTCTATATGACTTAATATTTTTAAACTTTAGAAATGGTGCGGCATTATTATCAGAACTTATTTTTATTGGATTTTCAGGAAACAATTGTGATCTCACACCAGCAGGGACATTGTGCCAAGACCATTGTTTTGTGTTATCACCAAAGAACTCACTAAAATTCCATTTCAAGTAATCAAAATTCTCTTTCCACATAATCTCCATCATTGTATTATAAAAATCTTTTATCTTACGTCTAAACCCATTTCTACAAAATTCATCAGGACCTAAATAAAAGAACATATCATCCTCAAAGAAAAAATGATAATCAAACCCATTCTCTTCCGCATGTTCGGATATAAATTGTCTACCACCACAAATACCTATATTATCTTTTTTAATTTCCTCAAACCCATATTTTTCACATAGACGAGCATACTCCAAATCAGTTTCTTTTTTTATTGAATTATTAAGTAGATACTTTCTTGGTTTATTTAAAAAGTTTTTATCATACTCATCAAATGAAATACAAAGTTTTTCAAATTGACTTGGTGAATTATATGTTAAAACATATAATGCGGTGTTTAACTTATTATGTGTATTTTGTTTAATTGTTTCCGCCTTTTCTTGTTTTGGAACCAATGTTTCATTTTTAAGATTTTCAAAGAATGTACCTAATAACCCATTCATTTCTATTTCAAAATATTGAATTAACTCAGGGTATTTGTATGTCATAATAGTGAACAAACTTTCTTCTGTTCCCATTAAACCTTTTGCTAATGTTTCGTTTAATAACCCATAATAGATTTCATTAATTCTACTAATTAATGATTTAGGTCCACCAAAAATTCCACCTCTTGCAACCTTATTCACAATACCTTCAGAATACTTACACATTTCATCATACTTAAATCCATGTATTTCCACTTTACCATCATAAGGAAAACAAACAAACGAAAATTTGTTAAGATACTTTGTGAATTTACTAATCACATTGTCTTTCCAAAAATATCCCTCGTGCACCGTATTGGTTAATGCACCATCAACCCAAACAATATTTTCAGAATTGAACGGGTCTAATATTGCGGCATCATTTAATAAAAACATTTTAGACATCACAATTGGATTATACATTTCCAATTTAGCTTGGGTACTGTCGACTAACCATCCGGATTGGTTATACCATTCGGGATTAATTCTTATTTTTTGAATATTATCATAAATAACGTTATTGTCTTTGAACCAACCTAGTTCTCTAACAATAATCATTGTATTTTCTTTTTTTCTTCTTTCCTCTACAAAGTTTCTATATTTTTCTTCAATATAGATTATCATATTATCGTCCACCTTTAATAACTTTTCTAAATTATTAAGGTAATGTTGGAATGTCCTACTCCAACCTTCTGACAATTCATCTCTTTTAATGTCCCATATTCCCGTTACTATCGTTGTACTCATATTAAATTTTTTTCTTACAAACCCAAGCTACATTATCAAAAATCTCTTTATTATATGTTTCTAAATTATTTTCTTCACACGCATTTTTAATATCGTCGTCACATATCTCATGCCAATTCCATATTTTTTTATATACCTTTTCATTAAAGGTTTCGGTGTTATCCGAGTAGTCGTGAGCCATAATGAAATCACCAGATTTAATATACTTTGATAGTATATTAAATTCACCTATTTTATAACCACCATCACATAATACTATTGTGATTCCGTCTTCTTTAATGAAATCAATCATTTCTTCCTTAACTATAGAATACCCTTCAGAAAAAATATTTTCAATTCTAATGTCAATACCATTATCTCTCATATGACGATAATACGGCATTTCGTTAACATCGAATGAAATTAATTTACAATCTAATTCAAGTAATTTACAAGTGTAATCTATGAATGTTGTTAATCCACCTATTGATGTTCCAATTTCAATTATTCTTTTTGGTTTTACTTCTCTTAGAAAATTATGGAACGCCTCAAATGTATTGGGGTTTTGTTGTGCACCCCACCCATTATAAGTCGATATACTATCGTTAAATTCCAAATTAGATTCTTTATAAACTTTATTTATATATTCCATATTATTCTTTTATTTTATAATTTTCATTTATTTGATAATATAAATCCACACTATGAGGTGTATTGTAGAATGAAAATGGATTATGATTTTCACTTGTTAACCAA